ATGTTTTCTGATGAAGTAAGAGAAAAAATCTTGAGCAAAGAAGAATTACAGAAACTTGACTTAGTGACATTATCTCTTGTTATCCACGCAATCGAGGAAGTTTTAGAGGAGGCAGACAATGAACAATCCTTATCAGCAACCGATTATGAGTAATTATATACCACAGTACGGAGCGTATCAGTACAATCCTATGGCGAATATCCAGAGATTTCAGTCACAGGAGCAGATACAACCACAAATCCAACAACCTATGCCACAGCAGATAGCAGGCATTAACGGAAGAATAGTACAGACAGTTGAAAATATTAATGCAAATGAAGTGCCTATGGATGGCTCAATGGCATTTTTCCCAAAACAGGATATGTCGGAAATATATGTTAAGGGTTGGAATGCTGACGGAACAATTAAGACGGTTGTGTATAAGCCTTATACAGCCCCTAAAGATAATCAGACAGTAAATTCTATGGCTAATACAGAAAACGCTAAATTTACCCTATCAGACGAAAGCACACAGCTATTTCTGAATAAGTTTGAGGAATTATCGGAGAAAATAGGGCAGTTGGAAAATAGATTTGATAAATCTTTAGGAACACAGAGAAAAACATCAAGAACTCAAAGTAAGGGCGGTGATGAAGAATGAATCAGCAGTTAATTCAAACTATAAATCAACTTAAGTCAATTCGGAATCCACAGCAAATGGCAATGAATTGTTTACAACAGTCGGCACAGCGTGGAAATCCTATGGCAAAAAACTTGCTTAATCAGATAAACAGTGGAAACACGCAAGGCGCAGAGCAAATTTTAAGTAATTTTATGAATACACAAGGAATAAACCTTAATGATATTAAGGGTATGATGAATTAGGACATTTTGGGTTGTGCGCACATAATGACCGGTTATCCCATTTGTTAATAAAATAAATGGAGGTAAACAAGATGTTTAATTCAAACGGAGTTAGTCTCGCAGATATTGCCGCAGTAACAGGCAATAATCGTAATAACGATGGTATGTGGGGCGATGGTGCATGGTGGATTGTAATTCTCTTAATCTTTGGCTGGGGCAATAACGGCTGGGGCGGTTTCGGTGGAAATGGCAACGGCGCAGGCTACACTGATTCAGCTATACAAAGAGGTTTTGACAATCAGGCAGTTATCAGCAAGTTAGATGGCATTTCTAACGGACTTTGTGACGGCTTTTATGCTATGAACAACAGTATGCTCACAGGTTTTAATGGTATTAACACAAATATCATGCAGACAGGCTACGGCATCCAGCAGGCTATTAACGCTGATACAGTCGCTAATATGCAGAATATAAACGCATTACAGGCACAGCTTGCTAACTGCTGCTGTGAAACTCGTGAAGCTATCCAAGGTGTAAACTACAACATGGCAACTAACACTTGCGCTTTACAAAACACAATGAACAATAACGCAAGAGACATTATCGACAGTCAGAATGCAGGAACGCGCGCTATTCTCGATTATCTCTGCAATGAGAAAATTTCTTCCTTACAGGCAGAAAATAACGACCTTCGCAGAGCAGCTTCGCAGGATCGTCAGAGTGCATTACTTACAACTCAGATGGCAGCTCAGACACAGCAGATTATCAATGCTGTAAATCCGGCACCAATTCCGGCATATACAGTACCTAATCCAAATGCGTATTATGGATGCGGATGTAATACAGGATGTGGCTGCTAAAAGTAGCAGCTACGCAAAAATGAATAATTGAGTATCTTAATTGAGTTTAACTCGATTATGTCTGCTAAGCAGTATTACTTATAACCAAAGGGCAGACTATAATGTTTGCCCTTATTTTTATGGAAGAGAGGTAAAAATAATGGAAGTAACAGGAATTGCATTACAAACCGTTGCCGCTGGAGAAGATGTGGCATTTACAGAAACAGCAGTAAACGGAACAAAATGTATCGTACACAGACAGGGAAGCGGAATTATCAAGTTAAGAGGTATCACCAATCAGTGTAAGGCTAGATTTTTAGTATCGTATTCCGGCAACATTCAGATTCCGACAGGCGGCACGGTTGGAGCTATATCACTTGCTATTGCAGTAGACGGAGAACCTTTACAGTCAACACGAATGATTGTAACCCCAGCCGCAGCACAAAATTTACAGAATATTAGTTCACAGGCATACGTTGATGTACCTTGTGACTGTTGCAGTACTGTAGCGGTGCAGAATACATCAGCACAGGCTATTGAGGTTCAGAACAGTAATTTGATTGCAGTAAGGGAGGCTTGATATTATGCATAAATGGGCTAAACAGATTATGGAATGTGTCAAGGCAAAAGTTGAAGCAATCGGATTAGATAGCTTTGAGGGGCAGAACCTTGACGATTTAAAGGACTTTACAGAAATAGCGAAGAACATAGCTTGTTTTGACAAAGATTACAGAATTGTTGAAGCTATGGAAAAGTCAGAAGATAACGAAGACATTATGCGTATGCTTGAACAGTACGAAGATTATCCGGACAGAAGATACTATGACCATTACCGCTATGCGAATGGCAGATTTGCCCCTAAAGGCAAGGGAACATACCGCAGAGGATATGAAGAACCGCCTTATTACCATATGCACCCAGAGGCAGAACGTATGAGGGATATGGATAGAGATTATGGCAAGATGTACTATACAGAGCCAATGTCTGAAAGCAGTTATGACAGAGCAAAGAGAAACTACACAGAAACTAAGGAAATGCACAAGAATAACACGCCAGAAGATAAGGAACACAAGATGAAGTCACTTGACAGCTACATGAAAGAACTTAGTTCTGATATAACCGGACTTATTGGCGATATGACAGCCGAAGAGCGTGGGCTTGTTAAGGCTAAACTCAGCACGCTTGTGACTAAGTTGTAAATTAGGTCACAAAATAGTGAGGGCATTATTTGCCCTCACTAATATATTTTATTATTGCATTTTCTATTATCTTGCTTATTGGTATTTGAGTTGATTGAGAATACTTTTTCAGTAAATCATTAGTTTCAGGTTTAAGCGTTGTAGATATTCTAATTCTATTTTTTAATGTATCTGTAGCCATAATAAAAATCCTTTCTTGTTTAATGTTATTTAATTTTATATCATTTTTTACTTGTAGTCAATTCCTTAAAATGATATAATATTATATAAGATTAATTAATGTAAGGAGAAAAATAATGGACGATACAGATTTTATTGGAAAACGCTTTGACAGATTAACTGTAGTAGGAGTTTACGACAAGAAAAATAATATGAAGAGATGGGCGTGCAAATGCGATTGTGGAAATATAATCCCTGTATACAAAGCTAATCTTCTTAGAAAAAGTGGAAAAATTAAATCCTGTGGGTGTGCTTATTTAGATGAACTTAAAAAAGAAATAGGAAGAAAGAAGGATAAATTAGAAATAATAGGTGCAAAACAATATAGCAGAGGCGGCAAAGTCATTGTCAAGTGCCAATGTGGGAAAATAAAAGAAATGACACTATCTGAATTTAATAATCCTCTGGTACATTCTTGTGGTTGCAGTAAAAACCCAACAGGAGAAAACAGAAAGAGCTATAAACATGGGATGTCAAAAGAAAAAATCTACACTATATACAGAGATATTTATAATAGATGTTATAACATTAAGGATATTTCTTACTCTGCTTACGGAGCAAGAGGGATAAAAATGTGTGATGAATGGCTCGGCGAAAACGGGTTGGAAAATTTTGCTGATTGGGCTTACGAAAACGGCTACGATGAAACCGCAAAAAGAGGGCAATGTACAATCGACCGAATAGATGTAAATGGCAACTATGAACCTAGTAATTGCCGTTTTGTATCTATGAAAATTCAAAGTAATAATAAGACTAATAATTCTTATTATGAAATTGATGGTGTTGTAAAAACTCTTACAGAATGGTGTGAAGAATATAATATAAAATGTATGAATTCAGTGAGGTGCAGAATAAAGAGAGGAATGGATATAAAGACAGCTTTAACTAAACCCATGCAGAAAAAAGTTAAAGATATGACGCCAGAAGAATTAGAAGAAAGAAAAATTAAAAGGCTAGAAAAAGATAGAAAATGGAGAGAAGAGCATAAGGAACAAGTGAGAAAATCAAGAGAAAAGTGGATAAAAAATAATCCTGATAAAAACAAAGAAAGTAAAAGGAAATATGAGGAAAAAATTAAGAAACTCAAGCAGATTTAAAATTAAGGGCTATGAGTAGCAATATTCATAGCCTGTTTTATTCAGAAAGGAGCATACAGATGATTTTTAGCATTAATGGCACAATGTGGCAAGTGCAATATAAAAATTCAAATTCAAGTGAATTAAAGCGGTCAGACAACGTTTCTGTGCTAGGCGTAACAGATAGAAATGCGCATACAATTTATCTGTCAAATGCCTTGCGTGGATTTATGCAACGCAAAGTGCTGATACACGAAGTATGCCACGCAATCTGTATGTCCTATGATGTGTATTTGCCGATTGAACAGGAAGAGATATTGTGCGATTTTGTGGCAACTTATGGCGATGAAGTATTTGACATTGTTGATATGGTTTTAGGGGCAGTTAGGAGAGTGGGATAATGAGCATTGATGAGTTGTTAAAGATAATTCAAAAGACTAATCCGACTATGACAAAAGAATTATTGATATATAAGCTTAGTCAATGCCGGTATTCAAGTAAGGCATTGATTTATACAGAAAAATGTTGCCAAAAAATTTCGGGGTAACGCATTTGATACCTCCCCCGGATACATCTTTGATATTCAGAAAAACGATTTTGACAATTTTTAAAATTTGGTTCAGATTTTGTTTAAATCTTACTCTAAAAATTGGAAAAATTTTCTCATAAAATATAATGTGAAATTTTTGAAACCCCCGTCATATGCAATTTTGAAATCCAAAAATCGGTTACACAGAATTTTAATTTTTGCTCCCGATTTCGTTCGGATTTGCCCTGAAAAATTGATGAAAAACTTTAGAACTTTAACAAGGCAAAGCTCAGCCTATATTATATATTGTTTTTTAACGCGCTTGTGGCTGTCTTTTCCTTTTTCGTAAGGTTTTATGTAAACCACTTTACCGGTTTTGTAATGCCGAAAATGTCCCCGAACTTCCCAACACCCTGCTATACGATGTATTTTTTTGCTTTTAATTTTTGTTATAAGCTTGCTGTTAACTGTTTTAATTTTAATATTGTTAATTTTAACAGTTTTTACAACATTGCTATCCGCTTTTGCTTTGCTGTTGCCGTTTTTCTTTTTGCTCTTCGTGCTTGTGTGCGCTTTTTCTTGTCTTTCAACTTCTTTGATTTCTGGATGCTGCATAATCCAGTTAAGCCAGCACATTACTTTTAAGAATAATTTAAAAGGGTCGCAAGCTGTCACCATTTCGTTTTCTTTGTATTTTTCTATTTCTTCATTTTTTCGTTTCTGCTTCTTATATATTTCTGCGGCTGCATCGTTAAAATTTACACAATTGCAACTCTCCGAATGCAAACCATAGAAAATATAAGGCATTTCGCATAATAAGCTGCAATCCCATTTATATGTATTAAAAGCATTATTAAAAATATCCGCATTAATTACAGCTTTATCATCTTTGAGCTCTGTATCAAACAAGATAAAGCCGTTAAATTCTGGATAATTAACAATCAAAACCCCATTTTTAATGATTGGAGTAGGTATAAGCTCCGCATTTTCTTCTATATTTTCTAAAAAATGGACTGTATCTGCAAAATTAACAACAATACTGTCTAAATTGTTAATCTTTGCGGCTAATTCTTTGCCTTTTTGCTCTTTTAATAATTCTATCTGTTTGTCTGTTTTCATCCATCTATTACCTTCTCAAATAATTAAAAAGTCAATAATAAGTGGGGTATTATGCCCCACTTACACAATTAACATTATTATTTTAAAATTTCCTTAATAGCCCATTCTAAATGGTAATCATAGCGAACAACTTTTTCTGTAAGTTCTTGTTTTCCTATTTTTGAAGCAATAGCTTGCAAAATTTCGGTGTTATTATCACATTCATCTAAAGAGTCTTTAAATTCTTCTAAATCTTCAAACTCTTCTTGTAGTTTACTGCTCTTGTTGTAAATCTCCATAATTATCCCTTTAATATCTTCATCAAAGCGATATTCTGGGGCAATAGTGCAGACAATTACCTCTGTTTCTATTTCCTCACATTCTTCTTCATATTCAGCCTTGAGTTGAATATCATCAAGCGTAATTCTGTAAAAATCATACATATAGATTTTGCTTTTTTCGGAATAGTTGAGAACATCTATAAGAAGCAGTTCAGCGCTTGCAACCGTAGCTGTGCCCTTATCGTCAAGTTGCCATTTATCCCCTACATTTGGGATTTTAAGCACTTCCTCATATTGTTCCTTGTAACATCTGGCATCAATCTGTATTCTTTCCATAATTCTCACCTTTTTAACCTCTCTTAATGATTAATTGTAGCATTTTAATAACCAAAATGCAATATTATCCCTTACAGGACGAGAGCAAGCCGGGGAATCGAACCCCGGAAGTGCCAACCTTGTCAATTATGCCAAGAGTTGCAAAAGCTCCGCGCGTTTAGTCTGTATTAATTCCTTTGCTTTCATAAAATCAACCTTGCCGCCTGTTATATGTTCGATATACTTCGCGGCGCTTATATATGCGTCAAATTCTGCCTTGTATGCTTCATCAAAGGCACTTTCAAATTCTGCGTTTTCTGGCTCTTCTGTATATCTGCTTTCTGCTTCGTCTGCAGCTTTCTCTAGCTGCTCCAGCTTTTTAATCTTTTCAAGCAAAATCTTCATAATGTCCACCGTTTAACCTTTCTCGCCTGCCATCATCAGCGCAACGGGGCGAATCGTTGCGGACGCTCCAAACCGGAGCGTTTCGGCTTATTTGTAATAAATGTTATATGCTTCTTGTCGCTCTGTCTGTCTCATGTCAAGAACTCTTTCAAATGCTCTTTTAACTATTGGAAGAACAGAAGCACGGCTTTTTATTGCTTTTGCTAGTGTTATCATTTCTTCGCTGGTTTTGTCGTAAATGTGACTTATTACATTGTCGAATTGTTCCGCTGTGATTCCTAAATCTTGTAAATCCTGCTGATAGGTTCTAAATTTTCTCATAATATCAATCATCCTTTCTTTGTATGCTTGTCTCATCAGTGGTAAGGTTGCAACCCTACACCAGACCGCCAAAAGTGGCGGTTCGTTCTTGGTAGGAGTGACCGCCTTTTTGTATGTCCTCTTGACAGTTATTATAATAAACCTAAAACGGTTTAAAGTCAATAGCTAAAATAAACTTTTTTTAGATTATTTTTTAATTGACTTTATAAGCCACAAATTATATAATGTAAGAAAAAAATATAGGAGGGTACAAAGCTATGCTTGTATATAAAATAGATGTGCTTGATACGCTTAAAGAAAGTGGCTATAATTCCACACGCATATTAAAAGAGAACTTAATCAGCCAATCAGCAGTGCAGAAGATACGCAAAAATGAAATGGTAGGGATTAAGACGATTGAAAAATTATGTGAGTTGCTGGATATGCAACCGGGAAACATCATTAAATATGTAGAGAAGAAATAAACTAAAAAAGATTTAAAAAAGTATTGACAATAAACCGTAAATGGTTTATTATAATTACAGAAATTAAGAAAGGACAGCCGCAAAGGCTGAAAAGGTGGAAAAGATGAAAACAATCGAATTATTAAACAAAGTTGTTGAACTTGGATTTAGCAGAGAAAAGGCACTTACTGATATAGACGCAAGCCTTGATAAAATAATCGGAGCAGAGAACAGAAAGCCAATCGCAGAGGAAGAAGTCAGCGAAGAGCTGGCGAATGATATTTTATTCGGGTTTGAATGTGAAAAGGAAAATAATTAGAAAGGTTAAAAGGTGAACGATATGAGATATTTAACAGTTAAAAGAAACAAGAATGGAGAACCTAATAAAACAGATATGAAGAGCCTTGCAAAGTTCTTCACAAATGAAAATGTGGGAAAATATGCAGATTATGACAGCTATTTATTTGCTGTCGAAGAAACAAGAAACGCTGGCAAAGAATTTGTCGGATATACATTTAAAATAGCTACAAAGGCGGAGAAGTCCGGCGGATGTGATTATTATTTCGGTGAAGTTCTTGATACTGGGGATAAAGTTGTTATATCCACAGAAAACGAGTATAAGAGTTTAGACTGGGCATATAACAAAGCTTTGGAGATAATCAAAAAAGAGTTCTAAAATCGGATAGATAAAATAAAAAAGGGGAGCTTAACGTTCCCCTTTTTTCTACGCCGCACGTTACTATTTAAGGAATACAAAAACGTATATTTCAATACATCTGATGTTGTTGTTTATAAATACAAAATAGCATATTTCAATACATTTTTGTTATTGTTTATGCTTAACATAATAAACAGATTTTTATATTATGTCAAGCTTAAAATTAAAATTGACAAATAATATATAATATATTAATATAATAGCAGTTAAATATATAAATATTAGATTTACACCCGATAATTATATAATAGTTATTGGGTTATTTTTATGCTATTAGTATATATAATAATTAATTAGCTGGCATAGTTCTGGCAGAAAGGGGGAACATATGGAGAAAGTACAGGAAGCACCAGAAAGTCAAGAATTTTTTGAAAATGAAATTGATATGTATTTCAAAAGATTTTGTAAAGATGAAAACATTGAAGATATGGCAGCGGCTCCGCAATCCCTTTTTTATGCCGCCTTGATTTATGTATATAACAATACTTTTAAAGGCACTAATAGGTTAAAATTAAAGGGTAAATTACAGGGATATAATAATAATAATTATAATAATCAATATAGTAATATAAATAATAGTAATTGTAATAGTTATAATTATGAGTATCTTAATTATATAGCAGATTATTATATATATATGTGTTATAAGTATAATAAAATATGTACTATATCAGGATATTGTAAATTAACCGGCATAAATGAAACTGTTATATATGATTGGGCTAATGAGAAGAGAGCATCAAAACTAAGTACATCGGCTTACGATTTGTGGGAAAAATTGTCAAAGGATTACGAATCTAGCGGAGAGGCTCGACTCTGGTCCGGTAAGAATCCAGTCGGGCAGCTTGCAGTTATGAATCGCCGCTTTGGTTGGAATCTTCCAGGTGTTAGTAGAGAAAACACCAGCAAAACACCTCTTACAGCCGCAGAAATACGCCAGCAATTGAGCCAAAACAATACACAATTAACCGATAAACAGCAGATAAACGCTGTAAACAATTCAGACACAATTTAAACAGCTTGCAAACCGCTTAAATACTGGGTTTGTGAGTAATAAGTATTTATATAACGCTGATAAATTAAGGTTTATCGGCGTTATAGTATGGATATGATGTTAATTGTGTTAATTGTTTGAGAATATGGCATAAAATAGACACAATTACATAGACAAGGGCGGTGGGGGTTTATTTGTCCCTCAGGACCCGCTCAACTAAGTTGTTCAATTATCCAAAATAACAAAAAGCCCTTATATATTAATATATATTTATATTATTATCACCACATAATACACATATTATATAATTATATATAAATAACACCTAACCATTAATCATATAATTAATACTAATAAATCACTTATATATTTAATTAAAAATAATCCAATTAACATCTATACATTTAAGCTAATTAGGTGTATAATAAACACATATTAATCACAAGATATTTCAATAAACACATCAGAGAATCAGCTAGTCGGCTGAATAAATTCCAAAAAATTTTAAAAAACAGAAAAAGAGTTAGGAGTTATAAATGCAGGGCAATGAATACCAAAAATTGGCTATGCGTACTAACGATAAAATGGCTCATCATAGATTAAGTACTGAATTAACTGGTAAGCTTCCACTTAGTCCTCTAGCAGAAAGCAATGCTAAGTGTAGCAACATAAATGACATAGCAGGACTTCTTAATGGTGTCTTAGGTTTAACTGGTGAAGCTGGCGAAGTATCAGACCTTGTTAAAAAGGGCATATTTCACGAAAAAGGCATAGACTTAGAACATCTTAAGAAAGAGTGTGGCGATGTTTTATGGTACGTTGCTATGATTTGTGAAGCTTGCGGTTTTAATCTTGATGATGTAATGCAGACAAACATAGATAAACTTATAGCACGTTATCCGGATGGTTTTGATTCTTACAGAGCTAATCACAGACAGGCAGGTGATAAATAATGGGTAATCAGGATAAGCACTGTTACCAGTGCAAACATAGACATAAGTTATATTGTGAAAAGCCTTGTAATGCCTGTAATGGCAATCCAAATGTTGTAAAAGGCAAGGATAACTTCACAGAGCTTGAAACAGCAAATAAAAATGCAGTACTCTTTGAAACAAAAGAATAGCATATTGCCCCTTAGCCAAGTGGTCAAGGCACAGGATTTTGATTCCTGTATCGTGGGTTCAAATCCCACAGGGGTAGTTCAAGTGTTTAATTACACTTGTGCCTTTACAGGACTTATTGGTTTACTAGCATTAAGTCCTCCTTTCGCCTCATAGCGAGAGCTGTTAAGGACTGTCAGATAGTCCGTGAGGTTTTGCGTATTATAAATACGCAAATAAAATTAAGTTATACCTATAGCGCAGCAGTTATCTGTATGGATAGACAGCGAGCGAAGCTACTTTCTTTGAGCCCAACTGCACGGGTAGAATGACATCCAAGCTTTGCCACGACCTGTTATAGGTGCCATAGCCTATACTGCTATTAAGACTAGCATTGTTTTTCAGTATCAACTATCCACCTTAATCGAAACATTTTCACAATGCTAGTCTTTTAAAACGATATGGAGAAGCGGCAACGATTGGCGGTGTTGCGGCAGACTGTAAATCTGTTCCCTTGCGGTAAACATTGTAGGTTCAATTCCTATCTTCTCCACTTTGCCGATATGGGATAAAAGTATTCCAGTAGCTTGCTAAGCTATCCAACAGAAATGTTGTTCGTGTTCGATTCACGATGTCGGCGTTTTGAAAGCATTTCTTAGGTTTGCGTACATAATGCTGTTTGCGGACTTATCCTAGGTTAAGATGTGCTTTGTTCTGACAGCATAGTGCGAGATGAGTTCGATTCTCATTATAAGGCGGTATGCGCTTGAAGATGTATTTTTTTAAGCGTGGGGTTCGATTCCCTAGCTTGGCGTGCGGGTATGGTGCAAGTCCATATGTCAGATTAACAACAAACTAGGTTAGCTACCGAAAAGCAGACCTGTGAACTGCCTGTTTGTTGTTTTGTTATTCACAGATTAAGCACAAGCGGAGTGCTATTATCTTTCACAGGAGGTAATTTATGAATTTTAAAGAATTATTTATTGACAAATCAAGGACACTTATTGTAAACACCGATTTAGCACTTGTTTTGGGAGATTTAAACGAAGCAATAGTGCTTAATCAGCTAAATTACTGGATAGAAATTAATAAAAAAGCTGAAAAGAACCTTGTTGATGGTAAATATTGGGTTTACAACTCATACAGCGATTGGAGAATTAATAATTTTCCATATTGGAGTGAAAAAACGATACAGAGAACATTCACAAGGCTTGAAAGTAAAGGAATTGTTATATCAGCTAATTACAATAAATTAGCTATTGATAAAACAAAGTGGTACACAATAAATACTAAGAAACTACAGGAACTTGTGGATAAATTTAATTCCAATGAGGACAGAATGACAAATCGACAAGACAATATGACAGACCGACAGGACAGAATGACCTGTCGAGAAGGACAAAACGACAGACCATTACCAGAGATTACTACAGAGAATATAAACAGAGATTATAATTCAGAAATTACTAATAAGGATAATACATCAATTAACATTGATGGAGAGGTACATACATCGTTTTCAGAGAAACCGACGGCAAGAGCTGTCACAAGAGATGAAATGTTGCTTAAAGAAAAAGATATGGTTGATAGGTTTAATAACATCTGTGACGACGATATAGATAATTCAGCTATATGCGATTGTGTTAAAGATGGATTTAAGATGTATATGCAGTTATATGAAATCTATTTCCATAAAGTACACCCAATACTTACAGATAAGACATTAAAGAATGTATGTTTTGTCCTATCAACTATCACAGATACGGAACACGGACATTTCGACGCTGATGCTATATACGAAACAGACGATAAGGGCATTACAGTTTTACAGAGAATGATTAATGACCATTTCATCAGAGAACATAGAGAAAGCACTAACTACTCAATAACACATTTTGCCAATGCTGAATATCTTGGCAAGCTGGCAAATAGATTTATAGAAATGTAAAGGAGTGATGTTTATGAAAAAGGAAATAGTGGAAGCGATACTAACAGCAATAAATCTCACATTGATTTACTTAATAAATAATATGGCTGGTTTGGCAGGCTTATTAGTTTTTGCATTTGGGGAATTACTAATGGCATTAACAATCTATAACAAATATAGATAGGAGTGATTATTATGGCTATGGGCGTACACCCACTAAACAAAGATAAGTTTTATGAAGCGATAAACCTATACATATCGGGGCGGGCTTCACAGGTAAAAGCGGCAAAAGTAGCAGGTTGTAGCGTACCGACATTTAAGAAATACGCTAACAAGATTTATGGCGGCGAAGAGTTGCCAAATAATTTATGGGGGAAGAAGTGATATTATGAAAATATCAGAAATGAATAACTGCATTGAAAAAATGCGGGAGTGTTACAAGTTTGATGATGATAAAACGGAAATACGGATTGGTGATATGATGAGTGGAAGTAACAGATATGTAACTGTCGGCGCAAGGGATGAAAACGGAACACAGATTGAAATGACAAGAATAGCGGATAGATTAGAAGAAGCAGACTATTGTTTGTGATGAAAGGAAATCAAATGAACGAAATAAAATTAGGAATGAAAATTGCCTATCAAGGAGTAAAAGAAGAAATGGAAACAATAGTTGCAGAACTTGCAAGAAAAGGAATTGAAAAGCCAAAAGGCTTTAGTACATTGGAACAGTTTATAAAAGACAGACTTTCAGAATGCGAATAAAAACAATAATTGCTGATTATCAGCAGAAAGGAATTTTTATGAATAAGAAAATTTTAGCAGTTGCATTAGGATTGATATTGTGTTTAGGAATGACAGGATGTGCGTCATGGGACAGAATGGTAATAGATATGAAAAGTGATGTAAATGGCGGTATGCAGAGAACAATTACTGTATACACGTCAGATGGAAAAGAACTCGCAACATATGAAGGAAAGATTGATATTGATACAAATAATGGCGGATATGTTAAGTTTGACTTTAACGGCAAGAGATATATCTACTACAACTGCTTTGTGGAAAGTATTGCAGATATTGATTAAGTGATTTTACCGGCTACAGATTGATTGTAGTCGCTAACCTAGAAAAATTATAGGCAGAGGTCTATAAGCACCTTTGCTGAAAAGTGGAGGTGCTTTTCTTGAATTCCGAATTGAATCAACTGATAGATGATTGCGAAAAATACATATCCCAAAATGGAATAGATGAAAATATTATAGAAACCTACTACAACGTGTGCCAGCTTGCCAAGAATGAGGGCGAAATTGACACAATGTTAAAATGTACGACTAGGACAAAAGAGCTCATAGAAAAGGCTTGTATGCGTGATATAGGCATAGATATTTTTGAACTTGAAAAATATACATTCAACAACAATATAGACAATGATTTAGTTAATAGATATTTTGACACCTTATTACTTGAAGCTCCGCACTTATTTCACAGCTATTTGCTTTATCTTGAAAAAGACAGAGAAGAGAGTGAAAGATTTTATCAGCCAAAAATGAAACAGCTTAATAAATACGGGCTTATTCAAGCTATGCAAGATTTGGAAGACGACAAATATAATAGATTATGTATTTCTATGCCACCAGGAACACAAAAAACTACACTGGAAAAATTTTTTTGCTCTTGGATAATTGGCAAGCACCCTAAAGATTACAGCCTTTTCTTTTCTCACAGCAACGAAATTACAGGAAAGTTTTATAAAGGAGTGCTTGACATAACAACAGATGATAAAGAATATAAATGGAATGTTATTTTCCCTAATTTACCATTACAAAGCACAAATGCACAGGCACAAGAAGCTAATTTCGGTAAATACAAAGCATTTTCAAGTATTCAATGCTCATCAATAGGAGCTAAGAATGCTGGTAAGGTTAGAACTAACCGTTATTTATATTGTGATGACCTTATAGGTTCTATTGAAGAAGCACTTAATCCAATAATTCTTGAAAAAATATGGAGAATTTATGGAGTCGATTTAAAGCAAAGAAAGCTAAACGAACAAGTAAAAGAAATAATTATAATGACCAGATGGAGCACAAAAGACATTATTGGACATATTATTGAGCTTTATGGAAACGACCCAAAGTTAAAAATTATTTCGATTCCAGATATTGACCCTAAAACAGGGAAAAGTAATTTTGACTATGAATATAATGGAATGTCGGTGGAATTTTTTAATGATCAAGCACTGACAATGGATGATATATCTTATAGATGTCTTTATAAGCAAGATCCAATAGAACGTGAGGGATTGCTTTATCCAGAAAACAAAATAATGAGATATAAAGAACTTCCTAAAACACGAATTAAAAGAATTACTGGACAATGTGACACGAAATCCTCTGGTACTGATTTTTATGTGTTCCCTTGCCTGGTTGAATTTGAAGGATATGAGGGGACGTATTACTGCACTGATACTATATGCAACAATTCGGCAGATTACGAAAAACAATATGAAAATTCAGCAAATTTAATTGTCGATAACGAAATACAAGATTGCGATTTTGAAGCTAATCAAGGCGGAGATAGAGTTGCAAATGAAGTCAGAAAACGAGTAGAAGAAAAAGGCTGGTTATGCAATATATCAGACACTGCAACTGAAACAAACAAAGAAGCAAGAATATTTCAATGTTCTAGTTGGGTATTGCAACATATTGTGTTTAAAGATAGAAGCCTATATGAACCCAAGAGCGATTATGCAGAGATGATGAGTTGGTTATTGAAATATTCAGTATCTGGTAAAAATTTGCACGATGATGTACCGGATGTTTTTTCAAATTTTGCATTAAGAATGAAAAGAGGAAATAGAGTAAAAAAGACAGTAATTATGTCAAGTCCAATATAACAGGAGGGAATTTATGGTAACAAAGGAAGTTTTATCGCAATATTCGGATTTACAGGAAGAAGTAAAAGAAGTAAGACTAAAGATAGAACGGCTTGAAAGAGATATAGGCAAAATTGAAGCTGGAGAAATGGTTATAGATTCTGTTAGCGGCGGCGATGGTGGTAAACAGCATTTCAAGATTGAAGGCATACCCTTTCCAGAGTACAGCAGAAAGAAAACGCTCCTTTATGCCAGAAAAGCCACATTGCAGTTGCTTGAAGATGATTTGTTGGAAAAAACCAATGAGGTTGAAGAATTTATTGCAAGCGTTGACGATAGTAGAATGAGAAGAATAATCAATCTTAGATTTTTAGAAAATAAGACTTGGATTCAGATAGCACATATCATAGGTGGCAACACAGAAAGTAGCGTAAAAATGGCTTTTCAAAGATTTATTGAAAAAAAATAAAAGATGTTACGATTGTGACGAAAAAATTATGTATTATTACAATGAGCAAAGCAAATTTCATAAACATGTATAATCCTTATCGAAAAGCATCGTCATTTAATTATGGCGGTGCTTTTACTATGTAACGAGGTAACAATATGATTTTTTATACAAACAAAGACAAGTCAATTATGTGTCCGAACTGCCATAAGTTTTTGACTAAGGCAGACAGCAAAGACCCAAGAACACATAAGCTGGCGTGCAAACACTGCCGTAAATGGATATGGTATGTGCCTAACGATGATGATGATTTTCAAATTAAGGAAATACCACAAAGCAGAAGTTCAAGCGGTATGACATTTTATTAGAGGTGTAGATAATGCAGACAGGAAGAATTGCTATTTATACAGGTGCAAAAGAAATAACACCTGACAATATAATACCAATTTTGCGTGAAGCAATTTTGGAACATGATATTAATTCCAACAGAATACAGTTTCTTCTTGATTATGACGCAGGAATACAGCCAATAGTTAGGAAGAATGCCAAAACATACAGACCGGACATTGACTGCGAGTGCTGTGATAATGTGGCTAACGAGGTCACAGAGTTTAATTTAGGTTTTAAGTGGGGAAATCCTATAACGCTAGTCCAAAATGGCGACAATGAGGATTCTAACCTCACAGAAGCTATAGCAGAATTAAACAGCTGCTATGAATCACAGAACGCAAGGCAAAAGCAGCAGGAACTTGCTAGGTATGTTGAAATCGGCGGAATCGGATATGTTTATATTGATATAAATACAGAATACGAGGACGGAGAAAGCTATTTCACATATGACATATTAGACCCAAGAACAACATTTGTTGTAAGGTCAACAGCTTATAGTGATAAGAGGGTTATTCTTGCAGGTACTTATATCAAAGACAAACATAGCGGCACAAGATATTACACTTGTTTTACCAAAGATACGAGATATGAAATTACCGACGGAATAAAAATTACTAACGGAAAAAATAAAGGAAAAACGAAATGGGGATTTTTAGAGAGAAGTGGGGAAGAGAATCCATTACATAAAATTCCTATTATTGAATATACAAGGTCATTTGACAGAATGGGCTGTTTTGAACGGCAAATATCTGAAATGGATAACTTAAACCTACTTATTTCAGATTTTACAAATGATGTTGAACAGAATACGCAGGCGGTATGGCATACGAATGATGTTGATTTCCCAGTTGAACAGGAAACAACAGTTGATAAAGATGGAACACCACACATCACTGAAAAAGTAAGAAAGCCAAAATCTGGAGAATGGATGCAGACCTACACATCAGCAGATGGCAAAACTCCAATAGTTGAGCCACTTGCAATTAATTACGATTACACGGGTATGCTTAGCAATATCCAATCAAGGCGACAGATAATCTTGCAGAAATGCAATGTACCACAACGAAATGATAATAGCGGTGGTAGTACAGGAGTTGCAATGTCAGACGCAACAGGCTGGTCACAGGCTGAAACAGCGGCGGCAAAACAGCAATTAATTACAGATGGCTGCAAAATGGAAGAGATAAAAGTTGTTCTTGCGGCTATTAAGTTGTCAAACAATGTTAACAGCAGCAACCCATTACTTAAATTAAGGGCAAGAGATGTAAAACCTAACATTAAGCGGCAAAAAACTTATGAAATGTCAACTAAGGTTAACGCTATGGCGACATTGATAAGCCACGGATTTAGTCTTAAAGATACAGTTGATGCAATTCCATTCTTTGATGACCCTAACGATGTTGTAGCGAGAAGCGGAGAAATGGTTAAGGCATATCAAGACAGCATAATTAACAAAGATACACAGAACCAAGCAGAGGGTGGGGATGGAGAACAGCCACCTAATAAAGATCGCACAATGCAAGACTTATCAGACCAGACAGAAAATAGTCCGGTTATAGATAAGAGCAGAACAGATAAATAAATTGATATTGAGCCACAGGGTAGAAATGCCTTGTGGCTTTTTATATGCCCTAGAGAAAGGGCAATACAAATATCGCAAGAAGTTGAGAGAACAACAAAAAACGCAGAAAGCAGAGGTAAAGAAATTATGGCAGATGTAACTAACACAACAACAGAACCAACAACTAACAATGAGCCACAGAATGAAGAACAGACACCTAGCGTAGAAGAACTTATGGCACAGCTTGCTAGTGAAAGAGCTGAAAAAGAGAAGTATAAGAATGCTTCTGATAAAGCCAGTTCAGAAGCAGCTAAGTACAAGAAAGAACTTCGCTCGAAGCAGACAGCAGAAGAACAGGAAGCGGAAGCAAAGGCGGAAGCTGAAAAGTTGCAGGCTGAAAAGTTCGAGAACATGAGTAAAGAGCTTAATCATATGAAAGCTGTCAATGCTTATCAGAAAGTTATAGGCGATGGAAAGGATATTGATTCTTTGATTGAGGCAGTTGCAGACGCAGACCATAGCCTTATAGCAACTGTAATTGCTAATGAAGTGCAAAGACAGGTTAAAGAAGCTAAGGCAGAGTGGCTTAAATCAAGACCGGCTATTAATGCAGGCGGTGGAGAAGAAAGCACGATAACACAGGAACAGTTCAACAAGATGAATTACCACGAAAGAGTGGAGTTCAAAAATAAGAATCCAGAGCTTTATAAGAAGTTCACAGAGCAGAAAACGGAGGTAAATAAACTATGCCACAGACTAAGTTAGCAAATTTAGTAGACCCACAGGTAATGGCTGATATGGTATCAGCTAAGTTACCAAAGAAGATTAAGTTTTCGCCTATTGCAAGAGTTGATACAACACTTGTAGGCAGACCGGGAAGCACTATTGTTGTCCCAAAATACGCTTATATAGGTGATGCACAGGATGTAGCAGAAGGTGTTGCTATGGGTACAACAGTACTTACAACATCTACAACAGAAGCAAAGGTTAAGAAAGCAGGTAAGGCAGTAGAACTTACAGACGAATCAGTGTTATCTGGTTATGGCGACCCACTTGGTACAGCTATCAATCAGATTGCTATGTCAATCGCTGCAAAGGTTGATAATGACAGCTATGACGCACTTTGCACAGCACCTATTGATCACGATGGAACAGCAGCACCTATCAGCTATTCAGCAGTTGTAGCGGCTAATAGCAAGTTTGATGATGAATCAGATTCATCACTTACAAAGATATTATTCATCAATCCGGCACAGGAAGCCACATTACTTAATGACGCTGATTTCAAGAGCAATGACAAGTACCCACTTAACGTAATTATGAATGGCACTATCGGTTCTATCGCAGGAGCACAGGTTGTTAAGTCTAAGAAAGTTAAGCTGGTTAAGTATGAACTTGATGATTCAACAGGAACAATCAATGTTGTAGCTGATACAACAAGCGAGGATGCAACTAATGTTCATCTTGACACAGCACTTGCACATACGCTTAAGCCAAAGGACAAGGAAATCAAGGTAGGTAGCAAGTTAAATGCTGTTACAACAGAGTTCTACGCTTGTCCGATTGTTATCGTGTCAGCAGAAGACCCTAACGAGGACACAGGTGCAGATGGCGTGTCAGAGGAAGAGAACGCACTTACAATCTATATGAAGAGAAGCGTTGAGATTGAATCGGACAGAGATATTCTTGCAAAGACAACTGTTATCTCTGGCGATGAACACTATACAGCAGTCTTAAGCAACGATTCAAAGGTTGTTCTTGCTAAGTTCGGAAAGTAAGAGGTGTTTATATGTTATTAAGACGACATAAAATCAACGCCGCAAAGCAGAGCGAAGAAGTAACAGCAGATAATGTAAGACAGGAAGCTGTTTATGGAGATGAGCTTAAGTATGAGGAAGAGCAGGACAAATTCCCTGTTCAACCTACAAGCGATTACACAAAGACAGCTATTAAGCGTATGCCAACAGCGGACTTACAGACACTTGCCTTAGAACAAGGTATTGAGAACGCAATGGAGCTTACAGGAGCAGAACTTAAAGAACTGTTAATTGAGAAATTAGGGTTATAACAGGAGTTGGGTTATGGAAATGACAGTATTAGAACATGTGGCTATTAGCCACGATTATGCACATAAAGAAAAAATTGAAAATGATGATGGAACAAGTTCTGATATTGTTGTTTTTGATAAAGATACAACCAAGTTAGAACTTCTCATTGAGAGAGATAAAAAAGAGTGTATTAATCAAAGACACTATAAAAATTACACAGAAGAAATGATTGAAAAAGACTTCAAAGAATTTGAGTTTGTTTTAATTGAGCTGGTTGACTATGACTTAGAACAAAATGGAGCTTCTTTTTCAGAGAAAGTTTCTGAAAATGGCATAACAAGGGAATGGATTAAAAGGGAAAGTATTTTAAAAAAAATACCCACTCTTTGCCATATAACATAATATCCAGCCTAAATGGCATTACAGAAAGTTAAAGAAGATTGTGCGTTACCAATACGGTAGCAGGCGGCACACATTAAGGGTGGTGGGCAGTGTGCCATTATTAATTATGAAAGGCGGTATATCAATGCCAATAGCAGTAATTATAAGCATTATTTCAGTTGCTTTTTCCGTCTTTTTCGGACTGTTTACGTTGGGATTTAATCTTAAGAACAACAAAAAGTCTGACAATGCAGAACTTACAGAGCGTGTAAAAGAAAATACACGCATAAATATGAAACTTGACACAATATCAAGCAATACAACAGAGATAAAGAATGAAGTTACAGAAATGAGAAAAGAACTTAATTCTCACGATAACAGGATTATTAAGGTTGAGGAAAGTGTAAAGTCGGCACACCACCGAATAGACGGATTGGAAGCACGACTTAATGAAGATAAGGAGGTATAGCAGAATGGATATAACATCAGTATCAACAGTAGTCGCAATCGTTGTAATTACATATCTGATAGGCTTAGGAGCTAAGGCAATCCCACACATTAAGGATAATTACATTCCTATAATCGTAGGCGTTGCAGGCGGTATATTAGGCATTATAGGTATGTATGTAATACCTGACTTTCCGGCAAATGATATTCTTAATGCAATCGCAGTAGGAATTGTGTCCGGATTATCAAGCACAGGTGTTAATCAGATTTATAAGCAGGTAAAGAACAATGCTTGACATTAATAAGCAGGCTATGAAGTATTCACTTCAAGGGCAGACAGTAACTATCTATGAAAGAGATGATGACGGCAATATCCTTTATGAGGGATATACCGACACAGAGGGCAACTTCATTCCTTATCTTGATGATGAGGGAAATAAGATACCAAAAGTTCTTGAAGAGAAAACGGGCTTTTCAGAGCCTGCGGATTTCAAAGCAAACATATCATTCAGCGGCGGAGAAGCACAAAGCAAAGAATACGGCTTTGATACCGCTGATTTTGACGCTATTTTACTAACGGACAGGAATACACTACCTGTTCAAAAAGGCGACCTTATTTGGCTTAATAGCAAGCCTACATACACATCTGACAGACTTGTTGACGAAACATCAGCAGATTTCACAATTGTAGGCATTAAGCCAGCATTGTATTCAACTAAGTATATGCTTAAAGCAGTTGTAAAGTAGGTGCGTTATGAAAGACACAACGATTAATGTTTTGGGAACAGCATACGCTATCGAGTTAAGGCAACTTGACGATAAAAATATGGACGGCTTTTGCGACAATACAGCAAAGCTAATAGTAATCCGTTCTGATAACTATAATGAAGTGGGTAATTTTGTAGAATTGCAGAAGAAACAACTAAGACACGAAATAATACACGCCTTTCTATCTGAAAGCGGATTACAGTGTAATTGGCAACATATAGAACAATTTGGACACGATGAAACAACTATTGATTGGTTTGCAATTCAGTCACCTAAAATATTTAAAGTTTTTGTGGACTTAAAATTGCTCTAAGGCGGTGTAATATGGCAAGACATACAATTAATATATCCTTGTCTGAAAAGTCCGTAAATGAAGCTATCAGGCAGCTACAACAGTATAAGCAGAGTTTACAGTATAAATGTGAATTACTTGTTGAACGACTAGCAGAATTAGGCGACAAAGCGGCAATTATGAGTGTTAATGAAAGTCCATTAGGTAGGACAGTAACATTGAGAGTTGACAGAAAGCCTATTCAAGATGGCTACCAAGCTATTTTAATTGCTACCGGTAAAACTGTTGAAGTAGAAGATAGAGAGCCATTTTACACACTATTAGCAATTGAATTTGGTGCTGGTATTTATTACAACAGCGGCAACGAGAACCCAAAGGCTAATGATTTCGGCTTGGGTGTAGGAACATACCCAGGGCAGATACACGCATTTGAAGATGGCTGGTACTACTTAGGCAATGATAATCAATGGCACTACACACACGGCGTTAAAGCTACAATGCCTATGTATAACGCCACAATGGAGATTATTAATCAGTATAAGCAGATAGCAAGAGAGGTGTTTAGTTAATGGCGAATGCAAACGATTGGGCGATAGACCTCGAGAATACAGTCACAGCACTTGTCAAGGCTAAAACCCTAACACAGCTTAAAAAGACATATCCAAAGATAGTCATAACCAATGAGGGGGAAAACAGCGGTCAAGCAGCATTCCCAACAGTATACATTCATTTACTGCCAGCAGCTGAACAAGGACAAACGCTTGACGGACAAACAATAAACGCATTGTTAGCAACATTTCAAGTAGATGTTACCACTAACACAAGCAAATCTGATTGTCGCAAGGTTATGGCAGTAATTACAGATACATTCAAGACAATGAGATTCCAAGGCAATGCAATGCCGGAATTTTCAATCAGTAATAAAGTACATAAGAGTACCGCTAGATTCAGACGAATGATAGCGGCAAATGACAGATTAATGTAACAAAGAGCAGAAATGCTCTTATTTTTTTGCAAATTTTTAGGAGGTAAGAAGATATGGCAGATACAGTAGCAGGATTAAGCGCACTGGGAATCACGTTTAGTTATGGTGTTGAAACTACAGCAGGTACTAAACCAACAGCGTTTAAACTTCTTCATAGAATCAATTCTATTGATGAGATTACAGTAACCCCAGAGGCTATAGATGCATCAGCACTTGAAGATTTACAGACAAGAAACATTGCAGGTAGAGATACAGTTACAGATACAGTTGCGGTAACAGTTAATAAGACGGAAGCTACAATCAAAGAGTGGAAAGACCTTATTACAGAATATAAGGCTTTAACTGATGGAAAGAGAATGTGGTTTCAAGAGATTACTCCGGGTATATCAGATGCGGAGTTCTTTGTTGCACAGCCGCCTTCAAAGTTACCAATTACGGGCAAGGAGCAAAATTCACTTCTTACAATGGCTATCAACCTTATTATTGAGGATATGGTAGGAACAGATACAGCAGTAACCCCAACATCGGGGGAATGATAAGCCAATCGACTAAATCAAAGGCTGTGTCGATTGGTGGCACAAACGCCAAAACAGCCGACTATACATCATATCTCAATGATGTAACAGAATAATTATTTCAAAAGGTAGGTGCGGTGTAAAATCCGCACCTTTCCCTATATGGACGATAGGGTGGGGAAGGGTAAAAATTATGATGAATATTAATGTAAACGGAAATGAATACAAAGTTGAGTTCTCTTTTGGTGCGGCAGAGTGCAAAGAGATAGTGCAGAAAATGTTTTCTGTCGTGAATGGCTCTTATTTGCTTGCACAGACAGATAAGAATGTTGCACAGGCTTCCTTTGATGGATTAGCAAATATGACAGCAGATGTGCCAGAGATTTGTATTTTAGCCATTTATGCAGGCTGTATTGACAATAACCCTGTAACTATGGATGAAGCAAAGGAACTTACTAGAGCATATATTACGGAGAAGAGAAAGGCAGATAAGAGTTACGGATATAGAACATTGTTTGAAAAAATCAAGAAAGCGATGGAAGATGATGGTTTTTTCGAGTTGAGCGGAATAACAGCGATGTTAGAGGAGATGGCGAACAATGTGGAAGAAGCAACACAGGAGCAGAAGAAGCCGACAGTAGTTCCACAGGATCACAAGAAAAAGCAGACTTCCACAAAATAATCTGGGAAGAATACTTTGTTTTAGCCAGTTCACTAGGCGTTAGTTATTCAGACTTTCTTAAAATGACACCTAAAAAGCTATGGGCGGTTGTAGAGGGTAAAAAACTTGAAAGACAACGAATGGATTCAGATATATGGCTTGCAATAGGTAGTTACATACTCCCGGCAATCAAGATAGGTGTTAGAAGTGGTGCTTGGGGTAAAGGCGAGCTTGAATACCCAGACAAGCCTATTTATAGAGATATTAACAAAAAAGAGAACAGCAAAGATGAAATACAAAGGAAGAGAGAAGAGTTTGTTTTGAATATGAAAATACGAAAAGCAAACTGGGATTTAACGCACCCTAAAAATGATAAGCCGGAGGTATAAAGCGTGGAATTAGACAGTTTAGAAGTCAAAATTACCGGTACTGCCACTAAAGCTATTAATTCTGTTGATAAACTGATAAATCAGCTTACAAGGCTGTCAACATCACTTGCAACTGTGAATGGTTCATCATTAAGCGGTCTTGCAAATGGTGTTAGTCAGTTAGGTTCTGCTATGCAGAATATGAACGCAGGAACAGCAGATTTTACAAGGCTTGCCAAGAACATCACAAAGATAGGTTCTGTTGATTCAGTTGCACTAACTAACACAGCTACATCACTTCAAGCTGTCACAAAGGCAGTTGCAAGCATATCAGCTATTCCACAAAATGCAACGCAAGTCACAGAATTTGCAAAGTCACTTGGTAAGCTAGGCAGTAAGAGTATTGAAAACGCCATTGTAAACATTCCAAAGCTAGGTAATGCTTTAAATGGCTTAATGACAACGCTATCAAGAGCACCAACAGTAAGTCAAAATGTCATTCAAATGACTAACGCATTGGCTAATCTTACTAGTCAAGGTAGCAAGGTGGGTACTTCTTCAAACTCACTTCAAAAGTCACTGTATGGCGTTTCTACGAGCGTCAGGACAGCGACTAAGAGCAGTTGGAACTTGGCAAGTGCAATAGGCAAGTTTTATGCCACTTATTTTATGGTAATTCGTGGCAGTAAGAAGCTTATAGAAGCCATCAAGTCAACAACAGATTACATTGAAGCTTTCAACTATCAAGCGGTTGCGTTTGGCAAGATTGGTTCGGAATGGGATAAGGATTACGAAAAGTACGGATATGATAATGCTACGGCATATGCAGAAAGTTTTCAAAGCAGAGTAAATGATACTCTTGGAAAGCTATCTGGCTTAAAAGTTAATGTTCAAGGTGGTTTGCTTGAAGAAAGTGGAGCAAAGAACTTAGGACTTAACATACAAGAGATAACACAGTACGCTTCACAGTTAGCCTCTGTCACTAACTCACTAGGACAGACGGGTGAAGCAACAACAGCAATAACAAAGTCAATGACAATGCTTGCGGGCGATATAAGCTCACTTTTTAATGTGGACTATTCAACAGTAGCACAGAACTTACAAAGCGGCTTAATCGGGCAGTCAAGGGCATTGTATAAATATGGTATTGATATTACTAATGCTACATTAGCGACATATGCTTATAACTTAGGCATTTCTAAGTCTGTATCAGAAATGACACAGATGGAAAAACAGCAGTTAAGAGTGTTAGCAATATTAGACCAAAGCAAAGTATCTTGGGGTGATTTAGCTAATACGATTAACAGTCCAAGTAATATGTTGCGCCAGTTCAGTAACAATATGAAAGAAGTAGGAATGGTAGCAGGACAGCTATTTATCCCAATTCTTTCAAAGGTTATGCCAATAGTAAACGGAGTAGCTATTGCAATCAAAAGATTATTAGTTGGTCTTGCTTCTTTAATGGGTGTTAAGATTGACTTTGAGAGCTTCGGACAAAGTGGATACAAAGACACATCAGACGGCTTAGAAGATATTTCAGACGGCTATCAAGATGTGGCTGATTCAGCTAAGAAAGCTACATTATCCCTTATGGGATTTGATGAAATAAATAAATTGCAGGACGATACAAGCTCAAGCAAGGGTTCAAGCGGCGGTGGCGGCGGTAGCACTATTGATTTGACAGATGATATTGCTAAGGCGGCGGCAGAATATGAAGCGGCGTGGAATAAAGCATTTGCCAATATGGAAAATTCAGCGGTTGCTTGGGCTGATAGAATAGAAAAAGCGCTTGAACCTGTTAAACAGATTTTTAAAGATTTTGCAGTTGGTGATTTCTTTAAGGCGGGGCAAGATACATCTAACCTAGTAGCAGGAATTTTTGATTGGTTTGCAAAAGCTATAGATGATGTTCCTTGGTTTAAAATCGGTCAGAAAATGGGAGATTTTCTTGCAGGCATTAATTGGACTAGGGTGTTTAAATCGGCGGCTAAAGTGCTTGTACAAGGCTTAAAGGCGGCTGTTGAGTTATACTTAGGTATGCTATCTAAAGCACCTATAGAAACACTTCTGATATCGCTTGTGGCAGTTCCTAAAGTGCTTAAGGCGATAGGCGGTACAAATGTAATAAAAAGCATAACTAAAACGTACAATAAGCTTAATTCCCTAAGCAAAGCAACAGAAGATGTAGTGTTAGCGACAAAGTTATCCAAAATGGGATATGATGAAACGGCGGCTACACTTCTTTCTTTCCACCCTAAACTTGCAAAGGTTACAACAAGTTTTAAGGACTTTGGAAACGTAGTTAAGGATAAAGGGTTGTTCACAGCTTTAAATGGTGGAATAGCTACTGCCAGAGATAATATGACACTATTCCAAAAAGCATTACTTGGCGGTGTATCAGCTTTTGGAGAATTTAAACTTATTGAAAGCGGCTTTTATGATATAGCCAAAGGAAGTGACAACCTTGTGGCTTCAATTGCTAAAATAGCAGGTGGTGCGGCTATCGGTGCGGCAGGATTATACACAGCTTTCGGGCCGGCAGGATTGGCTATGGCGGCAGTTGTGGGAATTACAGGTGCAATCAAAGGCTTTATTAAAGTCCAAGAAGAAATACCAGATTACTTGTCTGGATATGAAAGCGTAAGAAAAGAAGTTAGCAAGACTACAAGCGAAATAGAAAAGTCTGTAGCTTCAATAGAAGAAACGTGGAAAAACAATTCTTCTGTTGATGAAATAGAAGCATTAAAGACAAAATATTTTGAATTAGCAGACCAAACTAACCTAACGACAGAACAGCAAGAATTACTTAAGGATATAGCAGGCAAACTTGTTGATAAAGTACCAGAATTATCGAAAGCTATAGATACTAACACAGGATATTATTCTGGAAATAGACAAGAAATAGAAAAGCTTATAGAAGATAAAGAAAAAGAATACAGACTAGAAGCTTTAAGAGAAGAATACATTGAATTAGCAAAAGAGGAATACAAAGCTAAGAAAAACTTAAGAGAAATGGAAGATGTACTTGCGGACAGCAAAGATAGACTTAACGAAAAGCAACAAGAATATAACGAACTCACTCACAATGGTGCATTATCTGTGTTAGAAATGACACCACAAGAGGCAGATGCGGTTGCAGGACTGCAAGTAGAAATAAGGCAACTTAACGGCGAAGTAAAAAAGAACCAGACGGAAGTTGATAACGCTAGAAACGTAGCGGATAGAGCAACAAATGATATGCGTTATTGCTATGAAGCATTGGGAGATACTGCACAAGAAGTTGCAGAAAAGACACGGCAAGAAGTTGGCAACACAGCTAACACAGCTAAGTCAGAATTTGAAACAGCTAAAAATGAGATTAACAGCAAGATAAATGCGATAGGCACGAACACAGAAAATGTATTCTCACGTATGGGGAGTGTTGGTGCTAATGCAGGTTCATCATTAACAAACAATTTTGCCAATAATATTAACGATATACCATATAGAGCTAGAGATGCCTTTAATGAAATTATCAGCAGAGTTAATGCAGGTGATATAGGTTATGATACTGGTACAGAACTTATGGATTCATTGGCAGATACCATTGATAATAATTCTTGGCGAATTCGCAGAGCTTTAAGTAACTCGTTCGAAAGCAATTTTAGCGGTGAAATACTTGATAGTGAGGGAAATGTATCAAGAAGTGCATTTCAGATAAGAATACCTAGAGCATACGCAACAGGCGGTTTTCCAGAGGACGGACTTTTCTTTGCTAACCATAATGAAATGGTTGGCAAATTCAGCAATGGTAAGACAGCAGTTGCAAACAACGACCAGATAACACAAGGCATTAAGCAAGCTGTTATTGAGGGTATGTCAGAGGTATTTGCTAATGCAAATGTAGGACAACAAAACGGAAGCATTGTTGTACAGATTGACGGGCAGGAAGTGTTCAGAACAACACAGAGATATGCCAATCAGTATACAGCTATGACAGGACAGCCGGCGTTTAACATTTAATTGAATAATTCAATCCATTGTGATATACTTTAAGCACTATAAAAGCACAGGGGGTGTATTACAATGGATAAAAAAGATAACAAAAAGAAGCCACAGGAGATAGTGGTTGCAGTATTGGCAGGAATAGTATTTGTTACAGCGTTATTTATTATTAATAATATAACTGAAAGCGATAATAAAACAATAGCAAATACACAGCCTGCAACTGCAACACAAAAGGCTACTGAAAAGACCACGGCGGCTACAATACAAAAGACAACACAAGATACATATGATAAGCTGACAAAATATAAGGCAGGCACTTACAAAGTAGGTAAAGATATTCCAAACGGCGATTACTATTTGCAATCATTAACAAGCAAAGGTTCGGCTTATTTTGGCGTATATGCAGACAGCAATAAAACCAAAATAAAGTTTAATGAAAATTTCAAAGGCAATATGTTGATAAGTGTAGAAGATGGAGAATATCTTGAACTAAACAAGTGCAATGCGATACCTCTTTTAGAATTCAGACAGTATTACACAACCAAAACTACTCTTGATAATTGTATGTTAGAGGTTGGAATTGACATAGAACCAGGAGAATATAAACTGATAGCCACATCATCAAGAGGATATTATTGTATCTATGATGATTTAAGGCAAAGCCACATTGTAAGCAATGATAACTTTGACAATCAGACGTATTGCACAGTTCAAAAAGGACAGTTTTTAATACTTAATAATTGCAAAATAGATAAATAAAAAACAGAACAAGTTGAATAGACCTGTTCTGATTAGCACGTATGAGTGAATGCAAATTAACTCATACCAATAATAACAAATAAATAGCAAAATGACAAGGACATTTCACTTAATCGTGAGGTGTCCTTTTTGTGTGCTTGGAAAGTGAGGTTTTACTATGAATTTTATACAATACATAAAGCAAGCGTGGAAAGCTGGCACTAGCGGCGGCACTCCATTAAGCCCAGACAGACTTAATCATATGGAAGATGGGATTAAGAATAATAATGATATGATAAGTGAACTGAACAACAATACAACAACAACGTACGAAAATGCTATCATAACATACGCACCTGCTTTGGCACTGGTAAATATAATGCCGGCTAAACTAACCAATACTGTAGCAATTAGGAGCTGGACAACAGTCGCAACTCTGCCTGAGGAATATAGACCGAGTAAAACTATAAAATTTCCGGTCACAGTATATAATCCGGCGGGGTTTGTGGCATATGGACAATTGACACCTAATGGTGCATTACAAATTTATAGTGATACCGAAATTAAGGCAAATCAAGGACAAACATATTACAATTTCACTTATTTTATTTAAGTAATATGTTTATTGAAGATATTGCTGTTTAATTAACTTAATAAATAAAAATTCAAAATGGGTATTGAAATAAAATGTTAGTGGTAGGGACAACTTGAAAATATAAATATATAAAACTAAGGGAACGTATCAGAGATGATATGTTCTTTTTTTGTTACCAATTTTTAGGCAGAAAGGGGCGATTGAATGATAAGTGCTGTAATTATCGAGGGAGTGACATTCCCAGTAGCATATAACGGCTACACATACAGTAGAAATAAGATATGGTCTAAAAACACAGGCAGGAACGACTATGGCGAAATGGTAGGCACAATCGTAGCTATCAAAGACAAAGTAGAGCTTCAATTACCGCCATTAACAGGAGAACAGGCATTATTGCTTGATAATGTGATTAGCGACATAGATAACCCATTCCCAACAGCACAAGTCCTGTTCTTAGGCGGTCAACAAAAGGAAATGACAATATACACAGGAGATGTGACATATCCGTATCTCACAAGAGCAAAGAATGAGGATGGATTAATAGTCGGAGCAAAATTAAGTTTAATTCAGAAATAAGGAGATTAACTATGAAAATAACAGGAAATGAAGTTTTAGCACATTATGAAGCACTTGCAAGTGTAGCACAGCTTAAAATGGGTGGCAGATTAGCAGTTGCCATTATGTCTAACATTAAGATGTTAGAGCCACACTTTAAGGCAGTCATAGAAACGATAGAAAAGATACGCGAGGAAAATAAAGATAACAACGATAAGATAAAATCAGAACTTGAAGAACTAGGAGAACAGGAGATAGAAGTATCTGAATACACGAAAGTTGATATAAGTGCATTTGATAGTTGTGAAGCCATTGAGCCAGCTAACATTATCGCACTTGGCTTTATGATTAACGATTAATCATTCAGAAAGGAGCAATCCAATAAATGAAAAATATTAATTGGGGTGCGGATTTCAACTTACTGTATGCAAGATATTACAGCAAATATTTAGTTGACGGAAAAGAATACAATCAGACACTTAATGAATTTAAGTACAGCAATATAATCAATCCAAACAATAGCATTTCGATAGGTAATACTTGCAGTAGTAGTGTTACCTTTTCTATTTATAATCCAGAAATCACGCTTGAAAATAAGGATATAACCATTTTTGAGGGTGTTAAGGGCGATAGCGGCATTGAGTATGTACAGATAGGCATATTTACTGTAACTAAAGAAGAAAGTAACGGCGAATACACTAAGTACACAGCTTATGACAAGATGTACAAAGCTGAAAAAGGGTACTTCTCTAAATTAACTTATCCTAGTACAGACAAGGCTATTTTAGAGGAAATTTGCACAAAATTAGGCATAAAGTTAGCAACTAGCATAACAAACACACATACAATCATAGATAAGCCGCAAGGCTATACAATGCGTGAAATGATAGGTTATATGGCTATGCTACAAGGTGGAAATGCGGCTATTAATTCTGACGGAAACCTTGAAATAAAGTGGTACAAAGATAGCGGTTATGTGCTTGACGGACATCAATACTATCAGCAAGGGGTTACTTTTACCACTAGCAAAGATTTTACGATAAGAAAGCTGACTTGTAACAATACAAAGTCTGGTGATAAGGAAACTAGCACAATCACTAGCGGCAGTGGTACAACTGGACTTAGCTTTGCTAATCCATTTATGACACAAGCTAACTTAAATGAGATTTATAAAAAGATAGGCGGCTTTCAGTTTAGACCGCTTACAGTTAAGTTTTTAGGTGATTGGCGATTAGAGGTAGGCGACATTATAACTGTTAATAAGGGCGGCGTTGATTACAAAGTACCTATAATGCAGATTACGCACGAATGTGACGGTGGTTTAATGGACACAGTTACATCTATCGGACAATCTGACACAGAAAACAGCAATATTGCTAGTGGTCCGATAACAAAGCAAATGGAACGATACTACGCTGATTTAGTCTTAATCAACAAGGCAGTTATCGAAAATGCCGATATAACTAGTGCTAATATTGAGAGTTTAAAAGCACATCAAGCGTATATCGACCAATTAAAGGCTAATAAGATTGAAGCTATTACAGCAGATATTGTTAATTTGACAGCAAGTAAAGCTACAATTAATGAAGCTAATATCGCTAAGTTACAAGCAGATTATGCACAGGTAGGCGTGTTAAATGCAGATGTAGCAGACATTAAGACCTTAATGTTTGGTTCTGCGACAGGTAAAAGTTTAACAACAGAATTCGCTAATGCAGTTGTAAGTGTTATCGGCAATGCACAGATTAAAGACGCTATGATTGACAGCATAGCTGCAAGCAAGATTACAGCACTTGACCTTAACACTACTAAATTTAAGGTTCATAGTGAAAATGGAATGTCTTATTGGCAAGACAATACAATTATCATCAAAGATACTGACAGAATAAGAGTTCAAATAGGTAAAGACGCTAATTCGGACTACAATATGTATGTCTGGGATAAAGCTGGCAATCTTATGTTTGATGCCTTAGGACTTACTGAAAAAGGTGTTACGAGGAAAGTTGTTCGTGATGATGTTGTTCAAGATAATGCTAATATCAATGCAAGCAAGCTGGATATTGAAACACTATTTAATGTTATCAATAACGATAACACCCATACACTTAAGAGCAATAAAATTTATCTGGACAACGAGGGGCAGACACTTAATGTCATTATGCAAGCTATAACAAGTGGTGCTGGCAAAGATTATACTCAATGGGGCGGTATGATGAAAGTTGCTAGTGATTTTATCACTAACAAGTTGTGGTGGACTGAAAATGTTGACAACGAAAGCATTAAGACTAAGTTTTCTACTGTTAATCAGAAACTAGATAGCTATGAAATTACGTTATCTGACTTATATCAGCAAACGAACGATAATTTTATGGTGTATACAGTTACAGCAACACCTACAAAAGATAATTATCCAGCCGTTGACTGGTTTATACCCATTTATCCGGCAGAAGATTTATTTCCAAGTGATAATCTTACTTGGACTTATAGCAATGATGAATACGCAAAATATCACGGGGCAATAGCATACAACGAAACAGCTCATAAAACTTGGCGTTGGGCTAAAGATGGTAAAGGTAATTGGGGTTGGAAAGAGGTATCTAACACACAATTAGCCTATATGCTTAATCAGAACGCTAGTCTTAAGATTAATCTTAATAGCATATCAACAGAATTAACACAGACAAAGAAAAATCTGACAGATAATTATAGTACAACAACTACTATGATTAACAAAATTACGCAGGAAATTAATGATAATGGTTCAAGTATTAGTTTGGCACTTAGTGGAACTTACGCTAAGTCAAGCGATTTAGAAAGTTATGCAACTAAAACAAGCCTTGATTTATATATCAAAAAAGACCCTAAAACAGGCGAGCTTAAGAGTGCTATCGAAGCTATTGCAGATACAATAAATATTACTGCAAGGGGTGGGCTTAATTTAAGTGGCAACAGGTTTACATTAAACAGCACGAACACCAGCATTACAGCAGACGGAACTATAACTTGTAGCAATCTGATTGCCAACGGCGGAAACGTTGGCGGCTGGAAAGTGTCTAAAGATTCAATAAGTACAATATTTAAGCAGAATAATGACTTATTCAGAATTGCATTACAAATACCTGGTGATATTACACCATATGTTTTTTCGGTTTTTCACGGAACTGAAGATGAGGGATACAGCAAAAGTCCTAATTTTTATATAAGTCAAACTGGTAAACTATATGCAACTAACGCACAAATTACAGGAAGCGGCTATTTTTCGTCTGGCACGATTGGAGGCTGGGACATCAGCAAGTCTTCTATCTATAAAGATTACGGCAAATATAGAACTTATATACAGGCACCCGCTAATTCCGAAGCTTGGACATTCTCTTGCCAAGAAGAAAGAGATGGGGCATATTATGGTAATTGGTACGTTCGTGCGGATGGATATATGTATGCTTCTAAAGGTCAAATTGGCAATTTCTCAATTGATAATGGTATATTGTCGACATACCAAAATAATGGAATTAAAGGAATGTCGATAGACCAAAATTACATTAAATTCTATTCTTGGGTCGACGATTACGAAAATTATGTAGGTTCGATAACTACAACAAGATACTATACTAGCAATAATGAAGTAAGAAGAGCTTTAGTGCTCAATGCAGATTATGGAGATGTTGTCGGAATAAATTGCACTAAGAATAAAACAGAAAATACGGAATACGAATTCATTATAAGAATAAACGACGATTTAAACAAATCATTAGAGTTTTTTTCGCCCAATATTTCGATGAATGGCGGTTACCAAGACAATATTAAAAAACCAACGACACTTACAGTATATTGCTATAATCCAAATTCGGGAAAAGACACACAAAATGTCAGAATTACAAATACAGAGGACAGACACTACGAGAACTGTGAACTGTCAGTATATGGAAGTACATACATAGGATATGATTTGCGATGTTTCGGGTCAATTTATGGAACAATCGCTTCTGATTCAGACGAGAACGTAAAAAAAGATGTTCATTTATTGAATTCAGAAGACTCTTCTGAATTTATCTACAATTTAAAACCTTGCGAATTTAAAATGATTAACGGTACTTCTAATCGCTACCATCACGGATTTATTGCACAGCAGGTTAAAGAAACTATGAAAGATGACTGGGGATTATTTATCGATAAAAAGATTAATAATGATAACTACGAAACACAAGTCTCAGACGAAAACGGAAATACAACTAAAGAGCTAACAGCAAGATACGCATTACGCTATGATGAATTAATAGCGGATATAGTTGCGACTGTACAATCGCAGAATATGCGTATTAAAAAATTGGAAAAGCAATTAAGCAATTAAGGACATCTTCGGGTGTCCTTTTTTAATGCGAATTAGGAGGTAAAACACAATGTTAGACATCAACTCATCAATTCAGAAGAACGGAACATTATCCGTTCAAAACTCAGACGGGGCACTTAAACAGGTAGCTTATCTGTCAGCTACAATCAGCGAAAGCGGCACAGTTAGTATGTCAGCTAGCTTCAATGACTTTGCGGCATACTTGGCAAATGATATAGCACTAGACAGCGAGCTTAAGAGCTTTCTTGATGGTGTTAAAAACACATACAAGGCAACATACAGCATAGAAGATAGCACAGTTGGTTCAGATGTAACAGGAACAGTAGAAAGTGAGGTATTTTAATTATGATTAAATGTGGAGATTTTTCAGCGTGGAATGGTGTAGTTAACTGGAACAGAGTTAAGGCGGCAGGACTTACTCACGCTGTCCTTAAGGTTATCAGACGTGATTTTGACCCAGATAAGCAGTTTGAAAATAACTGGAAAGGCTGTCAGTTAGCAGGTGTGCATATCTGCGGTGTATACAATTATGTTTACACACTGACAGTAGAAGAAGCTGTTGCGGCGGCTAAAAGAGTATTAGAGGTGCTTGACGGACGTAAGGTAACTGTCTGGATGGACGTTGAAGATGAATGTATGCAGAACTTAGGTTCAGAGCTTATCGACATTATCAAGGCTTACAAAGAGGTTATTGAGGGTGCAGGATATGACTTCGGTGTATATACTGGCTTATCATTCTATGGCAGTTATATCAAACCATACACAAACCCTAGCGACTTAGATTGTCCGTTCTGGATAGCACGTTACTACTTAGGCTATGATGAAATGCAACTCAATGATGAAACTGACGCAGATAAAACACCTAACATTGACCATTACCTTGCAGGTTGGCAGTACACATCAAGCGGCGTTGTTGACGGAGTAGACGGAGTTTGCGACTTATCAGAATTCTATGGCTTTCATAATGAAGAAGATAATACAGAAGATAACAGCGAAGAAGATAACACAGAGGATAGCACAGATGAACACGTATATGCTACATATGCCGCTTATACAGACCGTTGGTGGGGTGAAGTAGAGGACAGAGAAGATTGGGCTGGTGCAGGCGACAATAAAGCTATCACAGCACTTATTATCAAGGTTAGCAGAGGTTCAGTTAAGTACAGAGTTCACTTAAAGGGCGGTGATTGGCTTCCTTATGTTACTGGCTTTAATTATGACGATTACGATAATGGCTATGCAGGTGACAAGAAGCACGAGATTGACGCAATAGAAATCATTTACTATACGCCAGAGGGTGAGCCTTGGAAGTATGCAAAGTATATGGTATCTGTATTCAATAACCGCAACTTCTACCCAGAGCAGATAGATGATAAAACATCCAACGGAATGGACGGATATGCAGGCGTTATGGGTAATGCAATCGACAAGTTCCAGTTAGTTGTCGAATAAAGTCGAAATTACGCGACCGAAAGTATTTGAAATATACTAACGATAAATGTATAATAAACTTGTCTTTGAGAAAAGACCCTTAAACATTTTCAAGTTCTGGCAGGCGATATTGTTTGATTGGCGTTGGCAATATCGCCGCTACACTTGACACTATAGAACGTGTGTTCTATAATAATCGTATCGCTATCAAACGTGCAAGGGCAAGAGAGGGGAGTGCGGGTTTATGAGTAATGAGGAATACAGGCAAAAGATAACAAAAATGATTAATAAAATAGAAGATAACTGGATATTAGAACAAATATTTAAGTTTATATGCAATATGACAAAAGAGAGGGCATAAACCCTCTCTTTCTTACTTTTCGTCTAGCAATTTCTTTGCGATACTTTCCAAGCATTCCCAATCTTTAGGTTCAAGCCTTGCCAATGCACTAACAAGCTTCTTTTCAAAGCTGTCATCGTTTAATTCCATAACTTCATTAACAAAAGCACCAATCTCTTGTTCTCTTGTACGAGATTTAAACATTTTTCCGTTTCCGGTTCGCAGCCATTCTTCATTTACATTAAGAATAGAACATAAAACTTTAATTGATTGTTCTGAAAGATTTCTATTGCCGTTTTCAACTAACGAAATGTAGTTTTTGGTAAGCCCTAGCTTTTCAGCAAATACATCTTGCGACATTTTTAATTCTTTTCGCAAGGCTTTTATCCGCTCGTTCACACTTCTCACCTCCCTGCATATATACAATAACATTAAAGTCACACAATGTCAAACTTTTTTACTAAAATATGTTGACAGGTATTACTGTGTATGATATTATAATCACACAAAGTCAAATAGAAAGGGAGTGAATTGAATGAGTGAAAAGGAAAAGGAAATCATCAAGAAGTTATCCGATACAATTCCAAAACTTGATGACAACAAGAAAAATTATATTCTTGGTGTCGCCGAGGGGATGGCAATGGTAAGAGAATCAGAAAAAACTGATAGAAAGGAGTAAAAATGGCAAGCTTTATTGATGAAGTAGAGAAAAGTTATCTTAATAGTCTTAAAGACAACTTATGCAAAACCTGTGAGGGAGCTGCATTTATGGAGAAATACTTTTCTTCAAGGTCTGCTATCTCTGAATTAGAGAATAAAGTTTTATCAGAACTCAAAGATAGCAAACTAACAGTTACGGAAATGATTGGCTTTTTAGAGTATATGAAACAGTCTATTAAAAACCACTCATTTCTTCCGCGAGAGAAAGAACACTGATACAGCATTCTTTATCAGAAGTAATGTTACCTGCTGGTATTTCTTTAGCAGTCTTGAGTATAGATAATACTTTGTCAGAGTAAGGATATTCAAGACCGCAGTTAGGGCAAACAATCTTGCTAGCAGATATATCTTCGTTAACAGTATATCTGCTATAACAAGTGCAAGTTATTTGAAATTTTAGAAGCATATTTACACCACCTTTCTTTATTTAGTAAAGGAATTATAACATAAAAAGGAGATAATAATAACAATGAATGAAATTCAAATTAATTTATTAAAAGATTACATACTCGAGGATTTAGAGAAAACAAGAAAAAGCGACATATCTGCAAAAGAAAAGGCAGAATTGGAAATTTCAGCTTTAAGAGCACTTGTAGAATTAGAAAACAGTCCAGTAGCCGCAAAAATTGACAAGGCTTATGAAAATTTTACGACACAGCAGAATGAAATAGATATTAATAAAAATTTTTATGATAAGGTTACTGAATATTGTAACGAAAGGAAAATGCCAATATCAGCATTTGAAAAAATGTGTAGCATTGGTAATGGAACGTGTGGTCGTTGGAGAGATAGTATGTCTTCACCAACATTAACTACTATACAGAAGATTGCAGAAGCAACAAAAATTCCGATTGAAAATTGGGTCAGATAAGAGAAAGGACATGTTTATGGAGTTACAGATTTTTAGTAATGAAGAGTTCGGAGAAGTCCGAATGACAGAAATTGACGGAAAACCATATTTCGTAGCAACAGATGTGGCAACCGCACTTGGATATATAAATCCACGAAAGGCTGTGAACGACCATTGCAAGGGAGTAACGAAACGTGACACCCCTACATCTAGTGGTGTTCAGCAGATGTCATACATAAATGAGGGTGATTTATACCGACTTATTATGAAATCAAAATTACCTAGTGCAGAGAAATTTGAAAGTTGGGTAATGGATGAGGTACTTCCGTCAATCAGAAAGACAGGCAGTTATGGTATGCCAAAGACAACAGGCGGTCAGATACAGCTTTTAGCACAGGGCTATACAGAACTTGAGCGGGCTGTTAACTCTATCAAAGAAGATATGACAGAGCTTAAGGATAACACACCTCTTTACGGCTGTGAGATTGATGAGGTTAAACAGCACGTTAATAGAAAGGGCGTAATTGTACTTGGTGGCAAGGATAGCGAAGCTTATAAGAACGGCAGTATTCGCAGTTCGGTATATTCTGACATATATAAGCAGTTAAAGCGTGAGTTTGGCTGTGTGACAACATATAAGAGCATAAGAAGAAAGTACATTGATAATGTACACAAGTTTATAGATGATTATGCGTTGCCTATGGCACTTGCTGAACAGGTAAAAGAAGCTAATGCACAGATAAGTATGAGTTTTTAAGAAAGGAGCAAGAGTTGGAAAGACTGATTAAAGAATTAATCGCAGTTGAGAAAAAGAGAAATTCCTTGCTTGCGGAACTGAATAAGATTTTAAAGAAACTGGTAAGTAAGGAAGACGAGTGCAGTAGAGATAAGCACAGCGAGTACGATGATAGATTTACTTTTTAGTAATATCACAATTTTTAAGATAAGGAGAAGTTTATGGAAGATATACAGGTAACACCACAGTATAGCATATCAGTAGAAGAACTGATTGCGGAAAGAAACAATTTAGAAGTCTCTATTGCAGCATACAAGAAAGCTAAGAGAGACAGCAAGATAGCTGAATATTTATGGATTTTATCAGCAATATTATTTATTGCGCAAATGATATTTCAGCTTATTAATTAGAAAGGAGTTTTAGCAGATTGATATTTATTATTTCTGAAAAAGGCGAACAGATTAATGAGGTAGAAAAACTTGAAATCCTGGCACACATTGGCAGAAGAACAAGTTACCTCTTAGGAAGAAATAAACATTGTGAGCCATTAAGGAGCATAGTTACAAGAGATATTTTAGGGCAGTTAAAGCACGAATACGGGTGTGGTTTGAGTGAACTTAAAAAGAAGTACATAGCAGACACTCACGATTTTATCGACTGCTACGAACTGCCTACAATAATGAAAGAGAGATATAAGCTATGATACAGGGATTTATGCTAGGAACGATATTCGGGATGTTTTTAGAACTGGCTTGTATCGTTCTGACAATGGCAAGGGCAAAGAGAAAAGAAAGGATTGAACAATATGAAACAGGTAAACGAGAAAGTAATAACAGTACAGGATTGCATTGATATGTACGAGAAAAAAGGAATGTATACAATACTTGATGGCGGTAGAGTTGCTGGATTTGTAGAAAAGAGAGAGGAGAACTAAAGATGAAAGAGAGAAATAACAATATTACAGTTTTTGGGTTAGTTGCGGAAGAGCCAGTTTTCAATCACGAATCAAACGGAGAGGACTTTTATAAGACTTTTATAACAGTTAGAAGAACTAGCGGAGCTTTTGATACGCTGCCAGTTGTTATATCTGACAGAATTATTGATATGAAAGAAATTAAAGTAGGCGATTGCGTGATGATTACAGGACAGGTAAGAAGTCATAACCTGCACATAGGAGAAAAAAGTAAGTTAGAGCTTTTTATCTTTACTGAAATTATAGAGGTATATGAAAATGAGGTAGAACCACCTTTTGATAGTGATGTAGTTCTTAGAGGCTTTATTTGCAAAGAACCTATATACAGGGTAACACCTCTTGGAAGAGAAATAACAGATGTTCTCATAGCCGTTAACAGAGCATATGGCAAGTCAGACTATATACCTTGCATAACTTGGGGCAGAACAGCTAAGTTTGTCGGTCACTTGCCAGTAGGAACACATATAGAAATGACAGGCAGGTTTCAGTCAAGACCTTATACAAAGAAGATGAGTGAAGATGAAATCGAAAACAGAGTAGCTTATGAGGTATCAGTAGGCAGAGTTGAGATTATAGAGGAAGAGGAGAATGTTGATGAATAGTGATGTTACAGTTTCAGAATTAGCCGCTATGGCAGCAGATAGCAAAAAGCGTTGTCAAGTATGGCATCCAGTCCAAGGTGTTATATTTGACGGCACGTTTGATTAACTTGACAGACGGCATTATCTTGCAGATAAGACGGTTGATAACTTCTCAATAGAGGATGATGTATTCATTATGAATATATAAATAAGGAAAGGATATGTTTATGGAAAGAGCAGTTTTAAAAAAGGTAGTGCTTGAAAACTTTATGTGTTATGCACACGCAGAGTTTGATTTTTATGCCATTACAAAGATTATGGCTAAGAATAGCAAGGGCAAGTCAACTATTGCCACAGCTTATCTGTGGTGCTTGTTCAATTGTGATTATGAGTTAAAGGATAATCCGGTTGTAAGACGAGAGGTTGACGGAAAGTCCGTTGATGATATGGATACAAGTGTTGAACTTACACTTGATGTTGACGGAAAAGAAGTAACTATGAAGAAGGCACAGGTCCGTACCTATAACAAGGATAAGACAGGCTATAAGGATGATAACTCATATTACATTAATGATGTGAGAAAGAATCTTAAGGACTTCAACGCATATCTTGATGTTGATATGAATGTATTTAAGATGTGCAGTAATGTGAATGCATTTCTTAATCAGAAACCGGCTGAAATGCGTGAATACTTATTCGGACTTGTAGGAGATGTTACAGACCTTGATATTGCTTCGCAGGAAGCTGAACTAGCCGAGTTAGTTCCCTTGCTTAATAAGTATACAGTTGAGGAATTATCCGCTATGAATAAGGCTACCAAGACCAAGATTACAAAGGATTTGCCTATTCTTGACGGACAGATTAAGGAAAAGGAAAGAGATATACAGCTTAAACAGGCTATTGAAGTATCTGACCTTGAATTACAGAAGAACAGCCTTAAAGAGCAGATTGCTGATTGCGTGGCAAAGCAGACCGACAATGACAAGCTGATGGCTGAATATGACAATGCTAGTGCTAATATTCTCAGCTTAAAGTTTGAGCTTGACGATATTCGCCGTAAAGCCAATGAGGAAAATATTAAGGCTAGAAGAGATATTGAGAACAAGATTTCTGATAAGCAGTTTCTTGTTAGGCAGACAGAAAAGACTATTACTGATACAGAAAAGAACATCGAGTATCAGCAGAATGCCATTGATAGCATAAATAAGAATTTGCAGAATATAAGGGATAAATGGAAAGCGGAGAATGAGCGTAAATTTGACGAAACAAGCCTTATTTGTAGCTATTGCGGACAGGAATATCCCGAGGATAAGAAAGAACAGTTAAGAGCTGATTTTGATAGTCACAAGGCAGAAGAATTAAAAATTATCACAAGCAATGGCAACCTTTTTAAAGACAAACTTGATAAGAATAAGAAGATTCTTGAAGATTTGCAGAAAGAACTACCACAGCATAAAGAAAGCCTTGAAATGCTGAATACAGCTATTGCAGACCTTAAAAAGCAGTTATCGGAACTTCCACAGGAAATTGATGTGACAACCACCGAAGAATACAAGGCACTTGAACAGCAGATTACTGAAAAGGAACAGGCTATGCACAAAGCTAATGATATTTCAGCAGTCAAGGCAGAATTAAAGGTACAGGAAACAGCTTTAAGGCAGCAGTTAGCAGAATGTGAAAGCAAGATTGCAAAGTCTGATACAGCAGCAGACGAACAGCGACTTGAAGAATTAAAGCAGACAAGGATTGATTCTGAACAGAATAAGACTAATGCCGAGAAAATCCTTGATTTACTTGATGAATTAGACAAGGTAAAGAACGAAGCCTTGACAGAGGCGGTAAACAGTCATTTTGGTTTGGCTAAGTGGCAGTTATTTACTTATACAAAGTCTGGTGGTTACAAGAGCTGTTGTATACCTACTGTTGACGGAAAGAGTATTTTAACAACTATGAGCAACAAGGGTAACAGGATTTTAGGCAGAGTTGATATTTGCAACTCTATTCAGAAGATTAGTGGTATATCAGTACCTATTATTTTAGATGATAGTGAGAGCCTTAGCACGGATAATCAGAAGAAAGTTGCTGAAATGGTGGATAGCCAGTTGATTATGCTGATTGTTAATGATAGTGAGAAATTAGAGATTGTGGAGGGATAATATGAAACTTTATTTTTACAAATTGAATACGGATGAAAGATACGAAAAAGTAGGAATCACAGTACAGGTTTGTGAAGCGGAAGAGAAACCTAAGACATACAAGTCTGCTGATAGAGTTTTTCCAAACTACTTAAGTATAGTAAGAAAAGATGAAGAAGGGCAGATATTGCATTTTGATTGTCTATTCCTTACAGAACCTAACTTTGAGTATGCCAAGGAGAAATTTAAGAAGCGGGCAGAATCAAGGGTTGCACAGGCAAAAGAAAAACTTGAAAGAGAAGAAATGGAATTGAAGATAGTCGAAGAAAGCGAGGAATAATTATGGCAGAGAATAATACGGCGGTTACAGAAACAAAAGAAGCTGAAAGCAGAGAGCTTGTAGCGAAAGACTTTACAGAGGAAATGGTTGTTAAAATTAAGCAGAAAGAGAAATTTGGCTTAACATTCCCAAAGGATTACAACTACACAAACGAGTTTATGTCGGCAATGCTGATTTTGCAGGATACAGTAGATATGAATAAGAAGCCTGTATTGCAGAGTTGCACAAGGGCAAGTATTAAAAATGCACTTATCGAAATGGTTACAAATGGACTTTCAATGCAGAAGAAACAGTGCTACCCAGTTGCTTATGGCGGCAAGCTACAGTGTCAGAAGTCAGTGTATGGAAACACTTGTATAGCAAGGAGATTCGGACTTAAAGACATTAATGCAGCGGTCATTTATAAAGGGGATGTATTCAAGTATCACAAAGAGGATGCTAAGACAATTATTGATTGCCACGAACAGAGTTTTGAGAATATCGACAATGACAAGATTGTTGGTGCTTATGCGGTAGCTGTTATGGATGACGGAGAGAAAATATCAGAAGTTATGACTATTGCACAGATCAAACAGGCTTGGAAGCAAGGATATGGCTACAAAGAGAATGGCAATGGCACTCATCAGAAATTTGCTGACCAGATGGCTATGAAAACTGTTAAGAATAGGCTTCTTAAATATATCAATAATTCTCATAGTGGAAATGAAAATGAGGATTATGAGGAAATCAGCCACGATAAAATGCTTGAACAGGATGTTGCTTACGACATTGAACAGAACGCAAATAGCGTTGATTTTGAAGAAAGCGACATTATCGAGGGTACAGCCACAGAAGTAACCGAAGAACAGGCGGAAGATAGCACATTACCGCCATTTATGCAGGCAGAATAGGAGATTAAGTATGAGAGTAGTTTCACAGGACGGAACATTAGATGTTCCATATAATGATTATCAATTATTTGTTAGTGGTGCTAAATATGATGCAAAAGTAGCACGCATATATTGCCAAAGCTCATACGCACCGAGTGTAAAAATTGCTGAATACTCAACCAACGCAAAAGCGCTTAAAGCTATGGAAATGCTTAGAAAAGTGTATGAAAATAATGTGTTTTATCATTGCACAGCCAATTCAAAGCGTTTTGAAGAAGTACAGAGTATTTTGAGTGAGGAACAATTTCAGAAAACTACAACAGAGTACTTTCAGTTTCCGCAGGATGATGAAATCGAGGTGTGAAATGATGAAACTTAAATGTATAGCCACAGGAAGTGCAGGAAATTGCTATCTGCTAACTTCCAACAGCGGAGAAACACTTATCCTTGATTGCGGAATACCGATTAAGGAAATTAAAAAAGGCTTAGATTGGAACATTAAAGATGTTGTGGGTGTGTTATGCACCCATAAACACCTTGACCATAGCAAGTCGGTTAAGGATTTTGAAAATATGGGTATTCCTGTATGTAAACCATACGAAACCTTGCTTATGAACCAGTTTCTAGCAAATTCTTATTTTACTGTAAGAGCGTTTGACCTAACAACGATAGATGGAAGTTGGACACATACTAATGCAGACGGAACACCTTGTCCGATATTCGGCTTTCTGATTACGCACAAGGAAATGGGGAGAATGCTTTATATAACCGATTGCGAATTAATCAAGTGGAAGTTTAAAGACATAAACCACATTCTCTTAGGCGTGAATTATGACAAGGATTTAATCGACAGGGATAACACAGGCAAAGCTAATCACGTTTTCAGAGGTCATTTATCCATTGACACAGCTTGCGATTTTGTTAAAGCGAATTATTCAGATAGCTTGCAGAACGTCATAATGTGCCATTTATCAAGTGAAAATGCTGATAGAGATAGTTTTATCGAGAAGATGAAAAAAGTTGCTTATGGGGCGAATGTAGATGTTGCAGAGCGCAACAAGGAATGGTTACTTGCTAATCCTAATGAGTGTCCTTTTTAGAAAGGAGATTATATGGCTAAATACAGAGATATTTTAGGAAATACAACAGAATGTGAGGATAAAACAATAACAATCAGCCTTGAAAGATACAATACTTTGATTATTAAAGAAGCTATTGCAGATTGTCTTGTAGAAGCCAAAAAGAAAGAGAAAGAAGATAATTAAGAGGGAAAGGAGCAGTAATGGAGAGATTAACAAGAAGAAGTGCTAACGGAACAGGCGTATATGCTACACCTAGTGGAGAACCTGTTAAGTGGGAAGATAACCGCCATAATGTATTACAGAAATTGACAGAATATGAGGACTTAGAGGAACAGGGTAGACTTATCAAACTACCTTGCACAGCAAAGGATACTATTTGGCATTTTTGCAGGGAATTGGGGCAAATATTAGAATATGAAGTTTATGAAATAACCATTCTTTTAAATGTAGTACGGTATCGCTGCATTGCGTATTCAGCAGGTTTTCCAAAAGATGACTTGGATGACATAACAGTACACGCTTCGGATTTTGGTAAATCGGTATTTCTTACAAAGAGCGAGGCGGAAGCAAGATTAAAAGAACCTAACTACATAGAAGAAGTATTAAGTCAATGTCCATCAAGTGATTTTGAATACGTAGGCGGCAGTTGTCCTAAATGCGGAGAATATGTAACTTCAAGCAATGATTTTGAAAAATGTCATTACTGTGGAAAGCTTTTAAAGTGGAAAAAATGGGATGGTGCTTTTAAATTATATTGAATTGAGAGGTGGAGAATGAAAGTATTCAAATGGGATGATTACTATGATACAGAACATTGCCCTCATTGTGGCAGACTAAGGCTTATGATAGCCCGTACAGAATATGGAACTAAAAGAGTTTGCGAAAAGTGCGGATGGTGCGTTGAGGATAATAACTACTTTGCGGAAGATGAAACAATCGAGGAAGAGAGGTAAGAAAATGGGTAATAACTGTAATTGTAAACACAATCACAACTCTAATTCAGATGAGCCTTGTTGCAGATGTGATAGCAGACGGACCAATGCTGACAGGATAAGGAATATGTCGGATGAAGAATTAGCAGAGTTTCTTATAACTTTTAAAAACACATTCGGCGAAGAATACGAGGGAGAAGCTAGTTGTATGGAATGGCTTCAATCAGAAGCAGAATAGGAGAGAATATGGCAAAGATATTTAGATTTAGCGGTTATTTAGTTTCCAATCGTGAAAATATTTCACTCGAAGATATATATGATGATATAAGTGATGTAGGATATGCCGAAAACTGGCAACAGTTACATATCGAACAGTCGGAAGAATTTAATCTTGATGGCGAAGATACGCCAAACTGTGACCTTGCGTTACTCACAAGGCATTTTAAGACAGATAACATCAGTACAGAATTTGACAGACCTATTCCGCAGAAAGGCGAGAAATATAAGCATTTCAAGTTAGGCAAGATTGTTACAATTATCGGTATTTCAAGACATACAGAAACAGAAGAAATATCAGTTGTATATGAATATGAGGGACATATCTGGAACAGACCTCTTGAAATGTTTATGAGTGAGGTTGATAAGGAAAAATATCCTAATGCAGAACAGAAATACAGATTCGAGTTAGCAGAAAGTGAGGAAAAGTAATGAATCGTATAATTTTATGTGGAAGAGTTGTTAGAGAGCCAGAGATTAGATATTCACAGACGGTAAACGGAAGTATGGCAGTAGCAAGATACACATTAGCTGTTGACAGAGCTTTTAAGAAAGAGGGCGAACAGGCAGCAGACTTTATTAACTGTATTGCATTTGGCAAGAACGGAGAGTTTGCGGAGAAGTATTTACATCAGGGAACTAAGATTATCGTTGAGGGTAGATGGCAGACAGGCAACTACACTAACAAGGACGGACAGAAAGTCTACACTAATGATTGTGTTGTTGAAAGACACGAATTTTGCGAAAGCCGTGCCAATCAACAGAACAGTAGTAATGGAATTATAGGTAGAAACAGTCCAAGTGCTGATTCAGATTCCTTTATGTCAATTCCTGATGGTATTGACGAGGAATTACCATTTAATTAAGGAGGTGTGAGTATGACAGAGAGTGAAGCAATTAAAAGAATTAAAGAATGCAGAAATACACCAAATTTTCAACCATACATATATATGAATGAAGCATTGAATATGGCAATACAGGCACTTGAAAAGCAGATACCGAAAAAGGTAGTCAAGGACGGAGAACGGAGTTACAAATGTCCTTGCTGTGGTGGGTGTGCAAAGACAGAGACAGGTGATAGTTTTATCGACTATCGACTAGATTATTGCGATGGCTGCGGTCAAAAATTAGATTGGAGTGATAGCGATTGAATTACCAAAACATAGCAAGAGCCAAGGCAATAGAACAGGAAAATAAAAAGCGACTGTTGAAGCTAAACTCGAAACTGAATGACAAAAGTGGAATATATTTTCTACTTCGAGAAGATGAAAACGGATTTAAGTATGCGTATATCGGACAGGCGGTACATACACTTAGCAGATTAGCAAGCCACCTTGTAGGCTATGAACAGCATATAGACCTTAGTTTACGCAAACACAAGCTGTACGACAAAGAGAAAAATCCTTATGGCTGGCGAGTTGAATTTCTGAATTTCCCCGAAAGTCAGCTTGACGAGAAAGAGAAGTATTACATCAAGTTATATGCCGATAAGGGTTATCAGCTTAGGAACGTCAGCTTAGGCGGTCAAGGAGAAAATCGTGCTAGTGGTTCAATAGGCGAGAGAAAAGCACCTAAAGGCTATATGCAAGGCGTACAGCAAGGTAAAAAGGTGTTAGCGAGGGAATTATCCTCTATCGCTGAAAAGCACCTTATAATCCGCTTAAAGCCCGAAAAAGAGCACAACAAGGTATCGCGGAAGCAATACGAGAAGTTTATGGATTTGTTGAAAGCGGGTGAAGTAGATGGCTAAAGCAGTATTGGTTATGGATATGCCGGAATCGTGTTTCGGTTGCAACTTTTGTCATATTAATAGTAATGGTGGAGAAGACCGTTGTCAGGCACTCGAGGTGTCAAGAGCAGTCAATTCCGAAACCTACGAAAAGCCGGATTGGTGTCCGCTCCGAGAGTTGCCGGAGAAGAAAGAAGAGGTTGAACTACTAGAATGTGAAGGCTCTATGGAAATGGTATGGGAATTTCCCTCACTTAAAAACAAAGGCTTTAATGCCTGTTTGGATGAAATTTTAAAAGAAAAGAAAGTGGGTGATTAAGAATGAAGATTTTAAGCAAAAAGAAATACAATAAACTCATTGAAGATTTTGAAAAATCACAGAAAAAGGTCGAGAAACTCGAAAGGATAAACGAGAGCCTTGGAAAAAAGTTAGAAGATAAAAAGACAAGTTGCAAAATGAATAACGGAAAAGACTTCTGTTTTAATTGTGCAAACTCTTACAGATACAAGACATATTGGGGAACAACAGAAATTGAGCGGTGTGGTTGCCTACTTGATGTGTCTTGTGAAGATTTTAAGAGAAAAGAAGATAACTAACTAAAAATCAAAGAAAGGAATAGGTTGTGCGCACATAAAACCGAGGTTTCCTTTTGGTAGATTTAGAATGTATAAAAAGAAGATTAAATGCGAGATATATCGTGATTCTATGCAGAATTACAAGAAATATGCAATACCCCCAGCACAGCTTATTATTGCTGATGTTCCTTACAATGTAGGAACTAACTTCTACGGAAGTAACCCTATGTGGTACAACGGTGGCGATAACAAGAATGGCGAGAGCAAACTTGCGAAAAAGGCGGCTTTCAATTCGGATTTTAACTTTAATTTGTATGAATACTTCCATTTTTGTTCAAAGATGTTGAAGAAAGAAGATACAAAACCTATCGCAAGGGGGAGAAGTAGTAATAGCCCTTGTATGATTGTATTTTGTTCATTTGAACAGTTGTCAACATTGATTGCCGCCGCAAAGAAACACGGATTTGTTAATTACATACCGCTTGTATTCTGTAAAAATTACAGTCCACAGGTGCTTAAAGCAAATATGCGTATCGTTGGTGCTACGGAATATGCACTCGTACTGTACCGAAATAAGTTACCGAAATTCAGAAATAGCTTGCAGATTGATGAAAACGGAAAGAATATCAGAGGTACAGGACATATGGTGTTTAATTGGTTTACTTGGGAGAAAGACGGAAAAGATGTGCCCAAGATACACCCAGCACAAAAGCCTGTAGCAGTCCTTAAAAAGCTGATTGAGATTTTTACAGACGAGGGAGATGTTGTTATTGACCCTTGTTGCGGTAGCGGTAGCACACTAAGAGCCGCCGCAGAACTTGGCAGAAGTGCATACGGATTCGAGATTGACAGAAACTTTTACGAGCGTGCAAAGAATGAAATGCTTGTATTTGAAAAGGACAGTCAAATGAATATAAGTGATTTTATAAATGGTGGTGAGAGCAAATGTTAGATTTTGGATATTACAACATGGATTGTATGCAAGGAATGAAAGAATTTCCCGACAAATATTTTGACCTTGCGATTATTGATGTGCCTTATGGTATTGGAGAAAACGGAGATAAAAACCATACAAGAAGTAAATTAGCGAAAGCAAAAGACTATAAAGCATTTTATGGAAACGATTTAAAACCACCAGATAAAGAATATTTTGACGAACTTTTCAGAGTTTCAAAAAATCAGATTATATGGGGTGCTAACCATTTTATAAGTAAAATTCCATACGATAGTAGTTGTTGGATTGTTTGGGACAAGGATAATACAGGAGATTTTGCAGATTGTGAACTTGCGTGGACTTCATTTGATTCTGCAGTAAGAAAATTCAAGTATCGTTGGAATGGTATGTTGCAGGAAAATATGAAAAATAAAGAAATTCGCATACACCCTACGCAGAAACCCATCGCACTTTACGAATGGATTTTAAGCCAATACACAAAAGATGGAGATATTATTCTTGACACTCATGTAGGCAGTGCGAGTAGCTTGATAGCTTGCTATAACACTAACCATAAATTTGTCGGGTTTGAGCTTGACGAATACTATTACAAGGTGTCAAAACAGAGGTTAGATACCGAAATGGCACAAATGAGATTAAGTGATTTTATGGGAGATACAGTATGAAAGACGAAACAAAGCAGGAAATACAGATTTTACTTGACCTACTCAAAGGCAGTCTTGCAAGAAATGGTGTAAGTATGGCAACCGACAATAGTGGCAACTTGATGTTCTTTGATACAACAGCTTACATCAAGAGTAAAGGTAAGGAATTTGACGGATTCAGAGTTAATATCAACGATTTAGTGAAGTAACAATGTGACAGAACTTGAAGAGGTAGACTATGAATAAAGGTTGGATAAAATTGCATAGGCAACTACTGGATTGTTGGATATGGCGAGTAAATGAACCATTTGACAAGCGTTCAGCTTGGGTTGATTTATTGCTTACCGCTAACCATTCAGATACAAAACTATTATTCAATGGAGAAATAATTACAATAACAAGGGGGCAGATTTTAACATCTGTCCGACAGTTATCAGCAAAATGGAATTGGAGTGTAAATAGAACATATCGTTTTTTAAAAATGCTAGAAAATGAAAATATGGTGCAAAAAGAAAGCAATGATAATAGAACACTTCTAACCATAGTAAATTATAGTGTTTTCCAGTTTTCAGAAAACAGTAACGGAAACACTAACGAACACACCAACGGAAACAGTAGCGGAAACACCGATAGAACACTTACGGAAACGCCAATGGAAACAGTGACGGAACACATACAAGAATGTAAAGAATGTAATAATGATAAAGAATTAAAGAATGATAAGAATATAAAAGAAAAAGATATTACTAACGTAATATCCAAAAAGAAAAGTTATTATCCGGATGATGAATTGCTTGATGAAGCATTTAACGAGTATGTGACAATGCGTAAGAAAATTAAAAAACCTATATGCACCGACAAGGCATTACACAGAGCTATGAATACCCTTGAAAAGCTATCGGGTGGGGATAATGACTTAGCGGTTAAAATTCTTAATCAGTCAGTAGACCATTGCTGGCAAGGGTTGTTTGAGCTGAAAGAAGATAATTCCAATAAGCAGGGCAATCAAAATTTCAGTAAGGGTGCTATTGACTGGGATAATGTGTAAAGGGGTGATTATATGAAATTGATTGATGCAGACAAGCTACTATCAAAACTTAATGAAACTTATGACGAAGTAAACGCGAAGTATCACGAAACTGATTTTGATAGCTTTTATGGTGGTAGCTGTTCAATGATACAAGAAATTATAAAAGAAATTGAAGAACAACCATCAGTTTTAGGAGCAGGAATGAAGCCTATTGATAATTTCGTAGACCCATTTAAAGCAAAGGTGGGTGATAATTCTTGACAAGAGAAGAAACAGTTAAAATTATTCGCATTATGTGCGATTGCTACCCTAACTACAAACCTAACAACCTATCAGAAACAGTAGATGTCTGGAATATGATGTTAGAAAGTTATAGTTATGAACAAGTGTCAGTCGCACTTAAAGCATACATCAACTCTGATATAAGTGGATTTGCTCCAAGTATAGGACAGTTGATAGGTAAAATACAGACTATATCACAACCGCAGGAACTTGACGGAATGGCAGCTTGGGGATTAGTCAGTAAAGCATTAAGGAACGGCACATATGGGGCGGTTGAAGAATTTAACAAGCTACCGCCACTTGTAAAACAGGCGGTTGGTATGCCAGACAACCTTAAAAACTGGGCGACATCAGATTATCAGACGATAGAAACAGTAATACAATCAAATTTTCTAAGAACCTATGAAACAGTTGTTAAGCGTGCGAATGAAATAAATCGTATGCCGGATAACATTAAGTCACTTATCGAAAAGGCGAATGCGAATTCGTATAAGGCTCAAATCGAGCAAAAATTCCAAAGAGATATAAATACACTTAATGACAAAAATAGCAACCTTATCGCTCAAAAAGAAGATTCAGAGAGCTATATTGAAGCACCTAGAGAGGTACAAGATAGAATTGACAGAATGAGAGGTTGATTTTCAATGGAGACAACGCCAATTAGTCCGCAGAAGAAATTATATAATTACCGCCGAGAGAATGGATTGTGCCCTAAATGCGGCAAGCCGCTTGATAGAAAAGGCTTTTATTGTGAAGAATGTAGGGAGAAGCAAACGACTTACAGTAGAGAAACTAGAGAACTTTGCAGGCAGTTTAAAATTTGCCCGGAATGTCGCAAAAATAAACTTGTGGGTGATGAAAAGATATGTCCGGAATGTTTGGCTAACAAAGCTGAATATAGAGCTAATCACCCATTAAGTGATGATAAGAGAAGAGAAAATAACGAAGCGTTTAAACAATATTCAAAAAACTTATATGCTGAACGTAGAAAAGCTGGCATATGTGTTAGATGTGGCAAGGCTAAAGCTGTTAAGGGTAAAGCAAAGTGTTTTATATGTCAGAGTAAAGATAATGCTATCCACAGAAAAAGAACTGAAAATAGGCAAAATATAAAAGAATATCGCAAAGAAAATCACTTGTGCTATCGTTGTGGAGAACCTATTGACAGACCGCAAGGACAGTTGTGTCAGAAATGCTGGCAGACAGACTATGAAAGGGGTAAAAGCCTTAAGAATGATAATAGCAAGCACTACTGGCGATACGACAATCAATTTCTAAGAAAGAAGTGAAAATATGAGTAAGGCAGAACAGAAAAAGTTTAAGGAACAAATGTTGCGTGTTCAGATGAACAGAATTAGCACTGAACACCAGAAGAAAAATTTTGAATCAGCATTGATATTAATTATGTGGGTACTACATGATAAGTTCGGTTTCGGACAGCAGAGATTAACAAAAGTACAGAGAGAACTTAAAGTACTTATAGATAACTATAATGACGGATTATTCACAGCGGAAGAGCTTGTTAATCAGTTATACGAAGAAACAGGAATAGAACATATTAAGTTTAAATAAGGAGATAGGCTTATGAAGTTTTCGGGACTGACTAAGCCGGAGCTTGATGAAATAATTGAAAATGCCAATTTTACTGATGAGGAATTGAGGATTTTTAAGTTGCTTGTGGGTAATATGAGCTTAGAACAGGTTAGTCAAAGACTTATGTTATCCAAAGCAACAATTTCAAGAAGAGTTAAGGATATAAAAATCAAGATAGAAAGGACTGATGACATGGTTAAAACAATTCCTATATGGGAAAAAGTTACATTAACAGTTGAAGAAGCGTCCGAATATAGCAATATCGGAATTAATAGAATCAGCAGTATGCTTAATGAAATTAGCTGTCCATTTGTTTTAAGAGTTGGGAATAAGAGGCTTGTTAAGCGTAAGGAGTTTGAGCACTATATAGAAAAAAGTAACGAAATATAGAGATATATTGAAATATATGCCTTGATGTAGTAATATGTGGTTGTCTATATCAAGGCTTTTTTCAAAAGAAAGGAGCTTTTGAATGGGAAAAGATTTAAAAGGTAAAGAACTAGGTGTAGGATTGTCGCAGCGAAAGGACGGTGTGTATCAAGGGAGATATAAAGATAGATTTAATAAGATTAAATATATTTATGGCACAAAGTTATCAGAAGTTAAAAAAGAATTGGCTGTTGCAATAGCAGAAAATATTCAATTTACAAGCATTAGAGATGATATTAAGCTGGACGATTGGTTTAATCGTTGGATAGAAGTGTACAAAAAGAAAAGTGTACGCCCTAATACCCTTAGGGAATACACTCACATATACAATAAAAATATATCACCTTTTTTAGGAAATCGCAACATAAATTCCTTTGTTAAATCAGATATTCAAACACTAATTGATAAAATAGCTGATGACAATTATAAATATGAACGGCAGAACAAGATTAAGGTTATACTTAATGATATGTTCAGTAGAGCAATAGAAGATGACTTAATGATTAAAAATCCAGCAAAAGGTGTAAAGCTTAGGGCTGATAAAGAACTTAAAGCTTTCACACTAACAGCAAAACAACAGATAGAGTTTTTAGAAGCAAGTAAAGGGACATTTTACGATAATTTGTATAATGTGGCAGTTAATACAGGCTTGCGCCCAGGAGAACTGTTTGCACTTACACCTAATGATATACACTTAGATGAGGGGTATATTGATGTTAATAAGACACTTGTGTATCAAAAATACCTTGATGATAAGTGCAAAACTTTTCACATTGAGCCGCCTAAAACCAAACAGAGTTATAGACAAGTACCTATTAACAGTGAATGCATTAAATATCTTGAAAAGCAGTTCGAATTAAAGGATATTGTAAAGTGCAAAAGACCTAAAGAGCAGAACAATTATTTGTTTGTGACAAGTTATAACACGCCTCTCAATTCGCAGATTTATTCAGATTCAATTAAAGCTATTGTTAAGCAGATAAATCTTGCAAGAAGTTTTGATAACGAATTTCCTGTGTTTAGCGGACATACTTTAAGACATACTTTTGCTACAAGATGTTTTGAAGCAGGTGTGCAGGCAAAAGTTGTTCAATCATATTTAGGTCATGCAACTCTTAAAATGACAATGGATTTATATACACATGTAACAGAAGAAAGAGCGGCAGTAGATATTGAAAGAATTGTGAAAGACAAGGACAACATTGTTGATTTTAAGAAAAGTGCTGTGTAGTAAGTGTGTAGTACTACACACATTAAAACTGAAAAAACCACAAAATAAGAGGGTTTAAGATGTATAATATATTTAACTTGGAAAACTTATTACGTATATCAGACAACTCCTTATGAACTTAACAAAAAGCACGATAAATGC